GGTGCTGGGGGTGGTGGAGGAACTGGTGCTGGAGCTGGTTGAGGAGATGGTTGAGGAACTGGTGCTGGTTGAGGAACTGGTGCTGGTTGAGGAACTGGTGCTGGAGATGGTTGAGGAACTGGTGCTGGAGATGGTTGAGGAGCTGGTGCTGGAGATGGTTGAGGGGCTGGTTGAGGAGATGGTTGAGGTGCTGTATTAGTATATACTCCACCATACTTATTACCTAAAAATATTGCAGTTTCCATCATATAGTCATTCCAATCATTTTGCGATATAAGGCTAATACTTGGAATAATTGAAGTATCTTCTAGAAAATAAAATATACCATTTGGATCTATAAAAAAGGTTCCAAATGTTCTAGTAGTTCCATTAATATTAATATTTATTTGATGGAATCCTTGAATATAGTTCTTAAATACATATAATTCTGGATATGTTGTTTTAATAATATATTTTACTAACGTTTTATAATCTCCATCGCTTATTATATTATTAGCTTTAATAGTATCAATTAAATATATTAATTCATTATCTTGTGAATAATCTGGTTGATTTGTGTGTTCACTTAGAGAAAATGAATTATTTAATAATGGACTTAAATATTCACTTATTGGAAAAAGACCACCACTTTGTTTTTTTCTTTTTTTCATTATTAATTTATTTTTTTCAAGTTTATCAATCACGTTTGAAATATTATCTAAAGTTGTATTTCTTCTTCGTTTACGATTTATCTTTTTTGGCTGCTCTTTTATAAGTTTAGATCCACCATTCATTATATTATCCAACATTGAATTAATAGATGATAATTCAGATCTATTAATTGAGCCTCCAGCAAATGACAGTGAACTTTGTATAAATGTTTTTTCTTGAGCATCAGTTAATTCAGATTGTATGGAAGTATAAAAAGTATTCAATAGATTCTTGAATCCTAGTGTTAAAATAAAACTTTTATTAATCATTGAAAAAGCAACTAGTATAGCACGTTTTTCCCAGTTTTCTAAACTTCTTGCTTCTGAAGCTGGAGGATGAGCAGGGCATGGTGCTCCAGCCATAGGTGGAATTGGATTATTATTAGTAATTGCTATAAGAGCATCAATAACATTCTTTTGTTGATTTATACTTGAATCTGTTTCTAATAAGCTATTATTTATATCAGATAATAGATTATAACAAGTATATGCTCCTCGATTATTAGGATCATTACTTAATTTAATATATTTAATAGTATCACTTAATGGATCTATATTACATGCTTTTGTCTTTATAATTGCACCAGTATTATAATTTAATGCTAATGGGCGAAGATTTAATTCTTTAGACATTAAATAATAGGCATAGCGATATACTATTCTATTAATTTGTGTTGGTGTATAAGAAGTTGGAGCATGTATAAATTCTCTAATTTTATCTATAGAATTTAGAATATAATCTTGTTGTTGACCAAATAAACTTTTATATTTGACTGTATTAATTAAATTAGTTTGATATGTAGTTAATGATGGGTTTATTGAATAAAAATACTCTTCTATAGTTTGTGGTCCTGATAACGGTTGAGGAGATGGCCCTGGTGATGGTTGAGGAGATGGCCCTGGTGATGGTTGAGGATATGGCCCTAGTTCCATAGCTCCACCTCCATGAATTGTAGTTACATCTATTATACCACTATCTGTTACTGTAATACCACAGTTTCTTAAATTTTGTATTGCTAAATTTAAATCAGTATCTTGTAAATTAGTTCTAGTTAGATCATCTGATAGTTGGTCAATATGAAATTGTTTTAAACTTTCATTACATAATGAAGAAGGTGCTGGAGAAGGTTGCGGACTAGAAGATGTTGGAACATTACCAAGTGCGGCATCTAAAGCAGCTCTTTCCCAGTCATCTAATCCACGAACTGTATCTGGAGATGGTGCTGGAACTGGTGCTGGAAATGGTTGTGGACTAGTCGCTGGAACTGGTGAAACATTACCAAGTGCGGCATCTAAAGCAGCTCTTTCCCAGTCATCTAATCCACGAACCATATTTGGTGCTGGAAATGGTGCTGGAAATGGTTGTGGACTAGTCGCTGGAACTGGTGAAACATTACCAAGTGCGGCATTTAAAGCAGCTCTTTCCCAGTCATCTAATCCACGAACCATATTTGGTGCTGGAACTGGTGCTGGAGATGGTTGTGGACTAGTCGCTGGAACTGGTGAAGACTGTGAAGGAGGGGGTCCTGCTGGCTCTGGACTAGAGTTACATGGTGGACAATAAGCTCCAGATGTTCCGCTAAATCCATTAAAACCATTAAAACCATTGAAACCATTAAATCCATTCTGTCCTGCTGATCCTGGTGATCCTGGTGGTCCTGGTGGTCCTGGTGGTCCTGGTGGTCCTGGTGGTCCTGGTGGTCCTGGTGGTCCTGGTGGTCCTGTATCTACACCAGGATAAATAGGCGCGGGTGCTTGTGCTGGTGCTTGTGATGGTGCTTGTGAAATATGACCGAGTGCGGCATCTAAAGCAGATCTTTCCCAGTCATCTAATCCACGAACTGTATCTGGTGGTGGTTGAGACGGTGGTTGAGACGGTGGTTGAGCTGGTGGTTGAGACGGTGGTTGAGCTGGTGGTTGAGCTGGTGGTTGAGCTGGAGCCGGCCCTGGTGCCTTATATGGCGCTGCTGCTGGTACTTGTAAGTTATTAGAAGGTTGATTAGAACATCCACCGCAATTATTATTTACTGTTACATTATTACCTCCAGATAATTCATTACCTCTTGTTAAAAGGGTCATTTCTACTAAAAATTTTAAATCTTCAATATTTTGTGTTAATCTATTCAATTCTCTAGAATTATAGTTTCTATTTTCAGTAATATTATCATCATCACCATCACTATCATCTGATCTTATTGTTGTCCTTGATGTAATTGTTCTATCTCTAAATCTGTTACGAATTAAATTATGATAATCTGTTGAGTGTGATGGTGCTGGTGCCCCTTGAACGGTTGGTAATAACACACTCTGGTATAGTGCTGTAGCTGTAGTTGTTAAAGGAGATATAGTATTATTATATAAAGTATTAATAGGTGTTGTTACAGGAATAGGAGTATCATTTAAATCAGTTATAGTTCCTGTATATTGTGTGCCAACTACGTTTACTACCTTTGTACTAGTATTAACATATACATCAATTCTTAATGTAGATGTTCCATTATTAACTAGTATAAAATATGTATTATTTATTATATCATAATAAATACGATAACTGTTATTTAAAGATATTTGGTCATTAACTCCTCCACCAGATTGTGCAATATTTACTTTATATTCCGTTTCATAATATCTCACTGTATTATTAGTTGTAGGAACTATTATATATGATGTTTGAGATATAGGAGCTGGTGCTGGTGCTGGTGCTGGTTGAGGTGCTGGTGCTGGTGCTGGTCTAGGAGATGGTGCTGGCGCTGGTGCTGGTCTAGGAGATGGTGCTGGTGCTGGTGCTGGAAATGGTTGAAGAGCTAGTGCTGGTGCTGGTGCTGGTGCTGGAAAAGGTTGAACAGATGGTGCTGGAAATGGTTGAGGTGCTGGTCCTGGAAATGGTTGAGGTGCTGGTGCTGGAAAAGGTTGAACAGATGGTGCTGGAAATGGTTGAGGAGCTGGTCCTGGAAATTGTTGAATTATACCTTGATCAGACACTATAATACCACAATTTCTCAAATTTTGTATTGCTGTATTTAAGTCAGTATTTTGTAAAGTATTTCTAATTTGAGCATCTGATAGTTGTTCAATATAAAATTGTTTTAAAGTTTCATCACATAATGGTTGAGGTGCTGGTGCTGGAAATGGTTGAGGAGCTGGTGCTGGAGATGGTCGTGGTGCTGGAGATGGTTGTGGTGCTGGAGATGGTTGAGGGACTGGTTGTGGTGCTGGTTGTGGTGCTGGAGATGGTTGTGGTGCTGGAGATGGTTGAGGGACTGGTTGTGGTGCTGGTTGAGGAGATGGTTGAGGGACTGGTTGTGGTGCTGGTTGAGGAGATGGTTGTGGTGCTGGAGATGGTTGTGGTTCTGGTGATGGTTCTGGCACTAGAAATGGTTGAGGATCTTGTGCTGGTTGAGGAGATGGTTGTGGTGCTGGCGCTGGTTGTGGTGCTGGAAATGGTTGTGGTTCTGGTTGTGGTGCTGGAGCTGGTTGAGGAGCTGGTTGTGGTGATGGTGCTGGAGCTGGTTGAGGAGCTGGAAATGGTTGAGGATCTGATTGAGGATCTGATTGAGGATCTGATTCTGGTTCTGATGTGGCACCACCATCTTGATTAGGAACAAATGTACTAATATCTGTTCTAACAATTGTCCCATCTTGATTATATATATTTTGTGAATCATGTGTTGCACTTGAAGCAGAACCTATTTTTGATTCAATTCTAGATAATCTATCAAGTAATAATTGAATGCTAGAATTATCAATGCCTCGAGCACTTCCTTGTGATAATAATTGTTGTATACGTTGTTCTAGATCTGAAGTAGAAGGGCCCTTTTGTATAGACTCTATTGATTTAGCTAAATCAGCAACAGTCTTTTTTAAATAATCAAGTGTTTGTTTTAAATCACCAGGGGGGTTATTATATGTAAGCAACTTAATATCTGTTTCTAAAAGTTTTATACGAGAATCTAATTGCGCAAGTTGAACATTATAAGTATCAGGTAAAGATATCTTATTTTGGGTATAGTTAGTAATATAATTACGCAAATCATTAAAACTTTGTACTAAACTTGTTCTTTGCCCAGAAATATCTTGAACTTCTACATCTAACGCTTGGATAGCACGAACTAACGCATCAGTACTTGTTTGCGTATTCTGTAAATTTGATACAACCATTTGAAAATATTGGATTGATTCTTGTAAATTACTAATCTGATTTTGTAAACTCTGAACATCAGGATTTCCAAAATAAGAACTACTCATCTCCTTATTTAATCGGGATACTTAATTTTTCTTCTTTAAACTTGAACGACGAGGCTTTCTGTGAGAGCGGGTTCTATTACCACCACCAGCTGGCGGTGATGCTGCTGCTGGTGCCACTGCTGCTTGATTTAGAGCGGTAATGTCAGGTAAGTGCTTGAATTGGGCGATTGGAGATGATTCGATTGCAGCTCTAACATCTGGTTTAAAAGTTAATACATTGCCTTCCATAACTCCTCTTAAATCATCAAGAGTTAAAAAACGATTTGTATCGCTAGCCTTTGTTTTTGCTGCAATGGTAGTGTTAGTGCCAGTGGCAGTAGCGTTGTCATTAGCAGCAAATTTAGTATTTAGTAACCTTAATACTGTTTCGGCATCAGATGGACCAGTCTCACCAGTGGCACCAGTGGCACCTGTAGCACCAGTGGCACCAGTAGCACCAGTGGCACCAGTAGCACCTGTAGCACCAGTCTCACCTGTAGCACCAGTCTCACCAGTGGGTCCAGTCTCACCAGTGGGTCCAGTCTCACCAGTGGGTCCAGTTTCACCAGTAGCACCAGTCTCACCAGTGGGTCCAGTCTCACCAGTGGGTCCAGTCTCACCAGTGGGTCCAGTCTCACCAGTGGGTCCAGTCTCACCAGTGGCGCCAGTAGCACCAGTCTCACCAGTGGCTCCAGTCGCACCAGTCTCACCAGTAGCACCAGTCTCACCAGTGGCTCCAGTGGCTCCAGTAGCACCAGTGGCTCCAGTGGCTCCAGTAGCACCAGTTTCACCAGTGGCTCCAGTAGCACCAGTCTCACCAGTGGCTCCAGTAGCACCAGTCTCACCTGTGGCTCCAGTAGCACCAGTCTCACCTGTAGCTCCAGTAGCACCTGTAGCTCCAATAGCACCTGTAGCGCCAGTGGCACCAGTAGCTCCAGTAGCACCAGTAGCTCCAGTAGCACCAGTAGCTCCAGTAGCACCTGTAGCTCCAGTAGCACCTGTAGCTCCAGTAGCACCTGTAGCTCCAGTAGCACCTGTAGCTCCAGTAGCACCTGTAGCTCCAGTAGCACCTGTAGCTCCAGTAGCACCTGTAGCACCAGTTGGGCCCATTAAATTACCACCCTTAACTTGATCATAAATATAAGCGGCTAAGCCTTTTGACCCAGTTGCTGGAGTTACTAATGGCGGTATAGCTGCTGTAGATTTTGTATAATTTTTCATAGCTAATACTTGTGATGTACCACCGAATCCTAGTTGTAAGGAACCAATATCATCAGCACTTGTAAATACTTGGTCAGCAGCTCTATTTATATAATTTTCATCAAGAGCACCACCACTCATGTTTGATAACATCTTTTCCTTTAATGCTTTCTTTAAAGTTTTGCGTCTATTGCTTACTGGCATTGTCTCTAAAATGTTTTAACAAAAAAAAGTCTTCAGAAAAATTACTAAACGATTCATCTCCATTTATAAAATGTCCTGATTTATCAGAATTAAATAGGATTTTTCTTGTGTCATTTTTAAAAACTCCTCGCAACGCTTCAAGCCATTTATATGATTCGTATGTATATACTTGTGAATCATTCTCAGATGTTCGTAGTAGAACATACAAATCCGGGGGTTTCGTAAAGTCTAATGAATCGACTGGACTATACTCTAAAATCTTCTCAAACTCATAAATACTTCTAGATGGATCTCCAAATTCATCGTATTCTAAAGCGGTTAGTGGAAGTTTAGGATTGCTTGTAGTTCTTAATACATCAACATATGGAACTTCTGCGTATACCATTTTAAATAGCTTTCCAGAACTATTTCTTGATGCTGCCATTCCAACTAAATATCCCCCAGCAGAACGTCCATATATACAAGTTTTATGAGCAGTTATATCATACTTTTTCTGAACATCTTTTATACATGATTCAAAATCTTCACATGATTTTATCTTATTAACTGTTCGTGCTTCTAATGCCCAGTCCGCATCTTTATCACCAGACCCTCTTATAAATGTAAAACATAGTATCCATCCATCATCTAAAAAAGGTTTCCATCTTCTTGAGCTTACATTTGATGGATTTCCATATGCGCCATATCCAATAACAATAAGACCTTGTACTTTACAATATGGTTCTGCCACTAGATACTGAACTCTTGTTTTATCGTTTGATACACATGTTTCTTCAGTTAATTTACAATAACGAGTATAACATATAGATTTAAAGTTAGATATTTCAACTATTCCACCATCACTAAAATCAATAAAACACTTTTCATATTTTATTTTATAAGTAAATGGGTTAAAATATATATCACCATAAAAAGAATATATCTTATTAAATTGTAAATCGTATACTATTTTTTTACCGTTTGATCTTAAGACTAAAATATTATCTTTTAAAGAGGCGTATTCAATATTATTTGTAAAAGATTTACAATCAAACCCAATTGCCTTCCATATGTTATTTACATTCTCAAAATAACATAAATTATTTTTATAATAACCGATTGGATAAAACATAGTTGCCTCATTATCGAATAGTTTTATACTAAGTGCCTCAATAACAAATAGATTTGCCGATCCAGACTTTTCTCTTATTAAAAATAGACACTGTTCTTCACCTTTTATAAAACGTAAATTATATTTAACATTTTCTTCTTTATATAAGAGTTTTAGCAATTTACCAGTTTTATAGTCTAACGCAATGACTGAATTATACCATAACTTATTTTCTACACCCAATACATAACATATATTGTCATGTATATATAGTTGAGAACCTACATTCTTATAATTCCATAACATCTTTCCATCATATATACATTCTAATACATATTTATGAGAACCTTCACCTATATCTCTTATATGATAAATATAGTTTTTGTATATATCAAAATCTGTTACATTATATGTTTTAGAGTTGAATGTATATTCATATTCTGAACCAACTACTTTAAAAATAATATTCTCGTATGAGAATATTATTGTCCCATTTACTTGTTGAAATTCATTTGCTTTTTGGATTAATCCCTGAAATGTTGATACTTTATTTACAGATTCTTTAAAGAGTTTATTTTCTCTTTTTACCATAGCATTATATCGTTTTCCTTTCATAGATTCCATCCAAGAAGATTCTTGTTTCCAACATAAAAATCCCATATTCCGTATCATTGCTTAAACACCTATTCTAAGATAATATAGATGTTTCAATCAACTGGACTTAAGTCTGTCACTGTTCTTTATAATAAGTCTAATAAGTTTGGACTTGAAAATGATGCTGAACTTATTAAACGTGCTCTATCTGGTAAGGCGACTGTGAGATTCTCAGATCCGCTAGAACATCCAGTCGTTCAAGATATAAATATTCATTTAGAAGTTCCTGTTTATAATTATGTGCCTTGGGCATCATATAATATATTCATTATGAATCCGGAATGGTATGTAAAAGATGCGTGGGATCCTTATTTGAAGAATTTTGATTTAGTTATTACAAAAGAACAGATTGAAGAATCTTTTAAACTTCTTCCTTGGTCTATCCAGCCAATTTCTAGAATCAAAACAGAAACAATCAAAGAGTTTCTTTATTTACTAGGAGGTTCCAAGAATAAACGAGAGTTTGCACAGTTTTTAATCCCTTTTTGGAAAGAATCGTATCCAACTCTTCATGTATATTCTGTTGAGACCTTGAATTTAGATTCTGTGCCTAGCAACGTAAAACTCTATGTAGAAGATTTATCAAAAGAACAACGACAGAATCTATTACATACATATGTTGGCCATGTATGTTGTTCTAGTGCGGAAGGGTTTGGATATACAGCAGCGGAAGCGAACTATGTAAACGCTTTTACAGTTCTAAATACGTTACCAGTATATGTTCAAGATTATCACAGTTCTGAATTAGTAAACTGGTTAAATACTCGTACTAAACATTCTAATGATAAGTGTCCTTATGGTTCTTTTGTAGATTATAGTTCTATTACTAATATTCAAGATGAACTTGACACTATTATGTCTAAATTTGAGAGTTTTGTCTATACATATAAGACAAAAACAGAAACAAAGTTTTCTTCCAATTTAGTGGAACTAATGAACTCAGTGCCATTAAAGAAGAAGATGAAAACTCTTCCTCCTATACTAGAACGTAACGATTGTCCAAGTATCTCAGTAGTGACACTTATTTATAATAGACGTAAATTCTTTGATTTAGCAAAACATAATATGTTACTAACAGACTATCCTAAAGATAAGATTCAATGGGTTATTGTGGATGATAGTGATGATCCAGAAGAACAAGCATCAGATAAGATTATTCAAACACAAAATACGTTCAGTGGAATGGATATTAAATATGTTCCACTATTAAAAAAGACGCCAGTATCTCAAAAACGTAATATTGGTGTTGAGAATTGTGATAATGATATTGTATTATTTATGGATGATGATGATCATTATCCAGAAACATCATTTAGACGTCGTGTAGCTTGGCTTACAAGACACCCAATTCTTAAACCAAAGGCAATAACTTGTACAACAATTGCGTGTTATGATTTAATGAAAGGTATTTCAGCGGTGAACTGCCCACCATTTGATATTCCACTTGGTCAAAGAGTTTCAGAAGCAACTTTAACATTTTATAAAGATTGGTTTTTGAATCAGAAGTTTGAAAAGAATATTCAAGTGGGCGAAGGTGAAACTACAATTAAAGGACGTGAATCAGAAGTATTAGAAATTCCTCCTCAACAAGTAATTGTTGCGTTTTCTCATGGAAAGAATACATCAAGCCGACGCATACCTGCGTCAGATGGTGTAACACCGAGTTGTTTCTGGGGATTTCCAAAGGAATATCTCCAATTCATTCATGCGTTAGCTGGAATAAAGGTTGTTTAGATCATGTTGAGTTGGTCATTTAAGAAACCTATGATAGAATTATTGTATACAGGATTACCGGATCTATCTACTTGCTCCTTCTTAATACCATCATTCCAGAATTTGAGCGCAATAAAATAGATGATAGCATGTACTAATACAGCGATAGTATTAGTATCTTCTGACATAAATAGAGCACCTTCATCGGGAGGTAGTGTTAAAAGTAAACCAGGGGATAAGACAATGAATAGTATAGTAGCGATTAAAGGTGCAATTGTTGCAGACGCGGGGGGAGCTCTTCTTCCCTCATATTGAGCCTCTCTGATTTGAGTAACAGCACTGTTTAAGTAATCAAAAGGCCATACACCAGAGGCTGTCATCTTTTGAGCAACAAAAAATAAGCATGCGTGAACTAAAACAGCGATATTGCTAGTGTTATCACCAGATAAGATGCCGCCTTTACCAGGGGGGATTGTGAAGATTAAACCGGGTGATAACAGAATAAACAAAAGAGTTGCTAGCAGAACTTCCATTTCTAAGATTCACTCAGAAAATTTTATGAAGAACAAAGTAAACATCCTTCGCCAGAATCAGATGATTCTTTTGCTTTACGCTGTTCTTCTTCATATTCAATCGCCAACTTGTTAAGTAGTTCTTTGCGTACATGTTTCTTTCGTTCCTCATCATTTTCAACTAACATACGAGGATCTACTGTGAATTTCTGGGCGGCAACCGGGGCTTTAGTTCTCAAATAATAACAACCAGTTTTCAATCCTTTCTTCCAACCATAAAAGTGCATGCTTGTTAACTTCGCGTAGTTAGGATCTGCCATAAATAGGTTTAGACTCTGACTTTGACAAATGAATGCGCCACGATCAGCAGCCATATCAATTAGAATCTTTTGAGATAGTTCCCAAGATGTTTTATAACGAGGTTTAATAGAATCTGAAATTTCTACTATATCTTGAATTGAGCCGTTATGTGCTACAATTTTTTGCTTGAGATCTTCATTCCAAATTCCTAGATCAATAAGTTCTTTTAGTAGATACTTGTTAATTACAACAAACTCGCCAGCAAGTGTGCGACGAGTATAGATATTAGTAGTAAATGGTTCAAAACACTCATTGTAACCAAGAATCTGACTTGTTGAAGCAGTAGGCATTGGTGCTACAAGCAATGAGTTCCGCAGTCCATGTTTTACAATATTCTTCTTTAGTTTATCCCAATCTAGATCAACACTCGGTTTCACTCCCCACATATCAAACTGTAGGATTCCTTTTGAACTAGGGCTTCCAGCAAAACTCGCATATGGACCATCTTTCTTAGCATCTTCCATTGATGCCTCAAGTGCGGCATAATACATATGCTCAAAGATCTTCTTATTCAGTTCGGATGCCTCAGGAGTTTCCCAACTCAGCCTCATCATAGCAAATACATCTGCGAGTCCTTGAATACCGAGGCCAATCGGTCGATGACGCATATTCGATGTATGTGTCTCTTTCGTAGGATAATAGTTAATATCAATAACGCGATTTAGATTGTGAGTAACAAGAGTTACTACTTTTCTTAGAAGACCAAAATCAAACTTATCTTTCTTAACAAACGCTGGAAGCCCAATGGAGGCAAGATTACATACTGCGGTTTCATTGGCATCAGAATACTCCATAATCTCTGTGCAAAGATTACTTGACTTAATTACACCAACATTTTGCTGATTTGACTTCTTATTAGCAGCATCTTTATATAGTAGATAAGGAGTGCCAGATTCAATTTGAGCATCTAGAATTTCAAACCAAAGTTTCTGTGCTGGAATCTGTTTGCGATAACGTTTTTCTGACTCATATTTAGTATATAGAGCCTCAAACTCATCGCCAACAACATCAGGAAGTCCTGGTGCTTCGTTGGGGCAGAATAGACTCCACATTCCATTTTCTTCAATACGCTTCATAAATAGATCTGGGATCCATAATGCATAAAATAGATCACGAGCACGCTCTTCTTCTGCGCCAGTATTCTGTTTCATACGAAGGAAGTCTTCTACATCCGCATGCCATGGTTCTAGATACATGGCAAATGAACCATTACGCTTACCACCTCCATTATGAGCAATGCCAAGATGTGCCACTGTATAATCATGAGGCTCGGCAATCTCAAAATCATGTACTACACCATTATATGTAGTTTGTTCAATACTTTCAATACGAGAATAGATATAATTATTATGTTTCAAATAAGATACATATTCACTTGGTGGTGAATCTGGAAAGTACTTCATAATCTCTTCAATACGAGGAATACGAAGAACTTTTGTAGTTTTACGTGTAGTAATATTTTTATAAGAACTTACATCACCGATTCTATCACGGTCATAACCAGATGCCAGGCAGCCAAGACGAAGTAGCATATATCGCAGGCCTTCAATAACATTATCAGATGACATTTCAACTGATACTTCTTTTGTTCCAACACATCCATCCGTTTCAATAAGGCCACGAATAATTTGAATTAGTTTATTAGTTGGTAGATGAAGCATTGAAATATCAATATGTTTCTCTTTATTTAAGTCATATAATTGAGAACGTGTAAATTTAAAGCCGTTAGCATTTGGAGACCAACGAATACGTGTATTTAAATCTTCACGCTCTTGTACAACATTTTTAATTCCACGATTTTCAAAATATTTTAGAACAAATTCAGCAGTATTTTTCTTGTTTTCAGTATGAAGTGAAACATATGCAATACTTTCTGAAATATGGCCATCGCCTAGCATAATTCCATATAGACGACAATCATCTTCTGACAATGATTCAATATCATTCACATAGTTAGGAATTGGGTATACAACAAAATCACCTAGTACCAAATCTTTAGCATCTTCAAACTCTGGTTTAGCAATTTCTTTCGTTAGACGATTACGAATTACATCAAAGTTTATACCTTTTGCTTGGCCTTTTAGAGCAAAGATCTGATGTTCTGGAGTTACTTGAATAGATGAAATAGCATTTTTAACTTGGATTTTTAGCATTTCACCGTTATATTCATGACGAACTGGCATATTTACAACTTCATAGTTTCCATTACTAGTAAGAACTTTATCAGTAGTATTAATATCTTCAATCTTCTTAATACCATTTTGAGTGTATACTAAAGTTTCTGGAGTGAAACATTGATCAACATAGCGCGCAGTATTATTAAATACGCGAAGCATTGGAACAATACCATTTGAAGATCCATTGGTCCCTTTAATAAGAGAACCTCGTGCCCTTATATTATGAAGATGGAGGCCAATGCCGCCAGCATGTTTGCTAATCATAGCGCAATCACCTAGAGTTTTATAAATACCAGCAATAGAATCATCCGCCATTGAAAGAAGGAAACAAGAACTTAGCTGCTGTCTCATAGTTCCAGCATTAAATAGTGTAGGTGTTGCGTGAGTAAAATATTTTTGACTCATGTAATCATATGTTTCAAACGCCTTCTTGAGATCATGTGGCCAAATCGCAATAGATACGCGCATCCAAAGATGCTGAGGGCGCTCTAGAATCTTGCGATTTGAGTCACGTAGCAAATATGATTTCTCAAGCGTCTTGAAGCCAAAGTAATCAAATAGATAATCTCTATCATGATCAATTTTGGCATCAATCTCTTTACCATGTTCTTTTAGAACACTAATAATTTCATCATTCACATACGAAATAGTTTCTTGTGTTTTAGAATTTACTTGGTTATTCAGCGAAATCATGACATTCGTAAAGGATGGATCTGTATTTCTTTGATGATTACTGATAGCAATACGACTTGCAAGAGTTCCATAATCCGGATGCGTTGTTGAAAGAGAAGCGGCAAGTTGACTTGTTAACTCATCAATTTCACTTGTCTTTACACCATCATAAATACGCGCAAGAACTTGCTGGGTGAGTGAATCGGGATTTACATGAAGACTTTTGGATGCCTTACGAATACGCCCAAGAATCTTGTCAAATGAAATGGGTTCAGTTGAACCATTGCGCTTTGAGACTTTCATGCTAAATGTCATTTTGATAAATGAGAGTATTAATAACCGCTTATGCTGAATTTTTGGAAAAAATAAAAATCAATTTTATGTAGTTTGAATGAATAAAGGAATTTGTGTATTTGATTTAGATAATACGTTAGGAGAGTTTGGATCAATTGATTTTTTTGGTTTACTTTTTGAACCCAAGATAATACCAAATTATTATACAATGACTGATATTCATACTAAGATGGTTATGAATATGATTAATGAGTATGATGATGATATGTTAGAGTTTATGGAAAAGTTAAGAAATAAGTTTGAAAAAGAGATTCATTTAAAAGGTTTTGATGAAAATATTTTTCGTCCAGAATTAAAACTTATACTACAGCCATTGGTAAATGATTTTAAAAATAATAAGATTGAAGGGTTTGTTATATATTCAAATAATGCTAACATCTATTCACTAGAATATGCTGGAAGAGCAATTGAAAAAATGTTTGGAGTAAAAGATTTATTTAAATACTATTTAGATAGAAATCATGAGATAAGAAATAAATATGATGGTGAAAAGGTTGGTAATAGATGGAAAATGGTAAATACAATTAAATTATTATATCCTAAATTAAAAGATAGTCATATTCTTTTTATGGATGATTTAATTCATACAGATTTTTATACAACAGTTGATGTAACAAGTATTGAAGTTCCAAGATATGAAAATCATATACCTCAATCAGTTCTAGAAGATATTTGGAAAACATTTGAAGAAGTTTTTAGATCTATGCCAGAATTACAGCAAAAAAAGTTTTTACAACTATTTCATATTAAAAATTATTTTAATACAGATAATTTAGATGATATTAAAACTGTATATTTAAATTATTCTAAAAATGAAAAAAATAATATTGAGTTTACAGAAAATCTTCCTATGATACAAGATAAGATAGAAAAATTTATTAAGAAACTACATACATATAAAGGTGGTTATATAAGAGGAAAGAAATATAAATCAAGAAAGACACATAAACGTAGAAGGCTTATGAAGTTTTCTGAAATTTGAGTAGTTTTGTCTTTGTGATAATGCGACTGGTAATATTCATAGTTTCTAACTCTTGAAGTAGTAGCTTATAAGCGTAAGGAATTTCAATCGCACTAAAGTTTGTAGTATTACCACATCCGCGGCAACACCAAATACCTTCTTTTGGATTTGAAAGTGCGATGAGCCCACAGTCACGACAACTGTGACATCTAAACAGATCAGAACACTCCATGAATCGTTCTTTTGTGAATTCACTAATACCATGCGCGATCACGCAATCTCGTTCCATTTCACCGAAACGAAGACCTCCTTCACGGGCACGACCTTCTGCTGGCTGACGTGTAAGCATTACAAGTGGTCCTGATGAACGAGAATGAATCTTGTCAGCCGAGCAATGGCGCAGACGCTGATAGTATACTGGACCAGTAAAGATACTTGTTTCCATCATACGCCCAGTGAATCCGTTATACAGAATCTCATTTCCATAAGGCTCCATTCCAAGTTTATCACGCAGAATAGCAGACAGGCCATCAATTGTTACATCGTTGAAAGGAGAACCATCACCAAGACAACCTAGTTCACAAGCTACTTTACCAAGAAGTGTTTCCATGAACTGCGCAATTGTCATGCGGCTTGGAATACAATGAGGATTAATAATAATATCTGGAATAATACCACTCGCGGTTTGAGGCATATCTTGAGGATTTAGAATCATACCCATCGTGCCTTTCTGCCCATGTCGAGAACTAAACTTATCACCAATCTCTGGAATACGATCTTGACGAACACGCACCTTTACAAAACTATATCCTTCACCATTGCGATTCTTAAAGATTTTATCGACCCACCCCGTTTCATTATTACGAATTGTGCGGCTTACATCACGAAGACGCTTAGATCCACTGGGCAACACTGTTCCAGTTGGCACACGAATTGGAACCACTTTACCAATTAGAATATCATCAGCATCTACAAACGTATTTTCTGGAACAAATCCCTCAGAATCAAGTTTTTCATAATTGGCATTTTTCATCTGTTTTGTTGTGCTATTTGTTGGTTTTACAAACTTCTCTTCTTCACCAGAACTTTGATTCTTGCGCTCTTCATCTTTATACGTGCGATAGAAGATAGAACGGAATAAACCACGATCTAGCGCAGCACGATTAATCATTACCGAATCTTCTTGATTATAACCAGTATACGTCATGATAGCAACAGTAACATTCTGACCTGATGGCATACTTTGCGCACCATAGAACTTTGACATATATGGTGATACAAAAGGCACTTGGGGATAGCACAATACGTGCGCCATCGTATCAAAACGGTCTTTAAAGTTTAGAGCATACATGCCCATTGCTTGCTTACCCATGGCAGACTGATACGAATTTCTTGGCGACTGATTGTGATCAGGGAAAGGGATATTTGATGCGAGAGTTCCAAGAATCGTTGAAGGATGGATTTCCATATGGGTATGATCTTCTTTTAGTTCTCCAAGTTTCATTGCAATATAAGAACCTTCTGTTTCACCAGGATCAATATATTCAATAAGATGATTCCCACTTGGAGAACTCCATAGAAGGAGTTCATTCCAAGTAGTTGTTTCATTAATTTCTTTTAGCATCATTCCTGTTGTATCATTCATAATTTCACGAATTGTTCCTGCAACATATAGAGGACGTAGCAAGCGACCCGCTTCAGTTGTGAGCCATAGTTCTTTATACTGAGGCTTCCAAATAATTCCAGTGAATAGATGAATCTTTCCAGAACGTTTTGCGTTACGAAGATTTTTTAGTGTTGATTCTACATTTTCATGAGCAATGTTACCAATCCAAGCTCCATTTACAAACAAACGGGTCAAACTATGTTTCTGTTCAATAGTAGATTCTTTTAGAACAATACAAGTCCCCATCTTTTTAATATAATCTTTTAGTGTATTTACATTTGAATAGATGCTAACACTAGCAGTTCCACTCAAATTTTTTACAACACCTACAGAGTGACCTTCTGGTGTTTCAGAAGGACAAATATAGCCCCACTGAGTGTTGTGAAGTTTGCGTGGAGGAATGAGTTTTCCAGTTTTCTCAATAGGGGTGCTTACACGACGCAAGTGAGATAATCCAGAAATATAGTTGAGACGATTTAATACTTGAGATACACCAATCTTTGTTGGACCACCAATCTTGGCAGAACCAAAATTACCTGTTGCCAAACTAGTTTTCAGTCCAACTTCCATAATTACACTCTTAATAATCTTGTTGATATTACTGCCGTTCACAATATCTTCAAAGTTTCCAGATGCTCTCCAACTACCATTATGAATCTCCTTTGAGAGACTAGAACGAATATCCTTTACCATCTTATTATTAAAATATGTGCGGAATAGAGAAGCGAGTAGAAATCCTGGCAAGTCAACACGCTTATTCGGATACGCATCACGATCATCAATTGGAATCTTAGATGAAGCGACCCATAATAGTTTACGCGTCATATGCGCTAGGAAACACGCTTTATCATAGTTCTCTTTATCAGTTAAACCTACGTGAGGAAATAGTTCATTATGAAGAAGATCTTGAATCTTCATCGTATTTTGGCGAGCATTTGAAGAAGCAGAACTATTCATTTCATTTGCTAGATAAATAATTGCTTCTTCTTGTGATTTAATAAAGGATGCTTCTTGAATAGATTCATCAAAGAGACTAAAATATGTGCGATCTTCATGCGAACCATGAATCAGATCAAGAATTTCTTGATCATTTGTAATTCCTAGAGCACGAAATACAATAAACAGAGGGATATCTGTTTTAATGCGAGGAAGGTTCGCTTTTAGAAGATGGATCTGGGCATTTTTAGGATGATATACAATTTTTACAGAATTTGATTTAGGAACTTGATCATTATCAGGACCAATCGATTTAACTTCAACAATCTCAATATCTTTATTATTAGATTTATTATTTCGGAATACAAATGGACGATTTTCACTCATTCGTTCTTGAGAAATAATCACACGCTCACCGCCAGAAACGATAAAATAACCACCAGCATCTTCTGGGCACTCACCAAGAGTTTTAGGATGAACGTATGTTTGGTCATGGAGCAAACAGTATTTGCTTCCAACCATTACAGGGATCTTTCCCATATGAACGTTAGGAAATAGACGTTCACGAATGTTGCGCTCACCATTGCGTGTATTATCAATAAATACTGTTTTTACACGCACATCTACAAATAGAGGTGAAGCATATGTAAGATTACGCAAACGAGCATCATTTGGCATCATTGGTAACACTGCACCATTGTTTTCAAAGATTGTAGGTTTGCGAAAGGCAAGATTTTCAAAAGACATATGAATCTCATATTCATATTTTGGCCCAGTTAGTTCGGGACCCGCTTCTAGATTTACACCCATCAGAGCATTTGCCGCGGATGTAGAAAGTCCAGTAGCAGAAGCCAGTGCGGAACGAGGTCCAGAAAGAGGCACTTCTGGAGATCCACGAACAAGAATTGGATTTACATTTTGAATAATATCTGGAATATCAATATCCATAAAAGTATTGTAAGAATCAATTTGATGGAAGATTACATGCCGCCCTTCGCACTGACTGAAGTATTTATTCAATACTGAGTGGTAAGAAGGAACTGGTGCCGCCATTTTATTAATACTATTTTTTCCAACTTCCATCACTTTAATTTTTTATAAATTTTGCTTTCTATGTACTCTTTATATGTCCTGAAAGAAGTACATAAATTTTCTTTAGATATGTTAGTGGATGACAGATATTAAACAAATTAGTTTAACAGGGATAGCGGCAGATAGTTATGTGAATAAAGGTTCTAGAAGAAGATCTAGAAAAAATCAAGCAGCTGGTGGTAGCACCCAAGGGGCTATTGTTCAACTTCAGAGTACTACATCTTCTAGTGAGACTTCTTCTTCTACGGCAGCAGTACAAGGAGTAAATCCTTCTGAAGTAGTAAAAACTGCTGCTTCAGTTACTGCTCCTACAACTATAACAACACAAAGCGGTGGTAAAACAAAGGTTGTGTTAAAAGCTCCAACAAAGAAAGCATCTAAAGTTGTTCTTGCCGTTTCAAAGGTCCCTGTAATTAAAGCTGCTAAACTTGAAACAACAAGTAATAAAAAAACAAGAAAATCTTCAAAGAAGATTCTATTTTCTTTAAAAAATCTTCGTAAAAAGTTGTCTACTGCAAAAACAATTAAGAAACATTCGGAAGAAAAACCTTTGGAAGAAATTAAAAAAATTCTTGTTCAAGCCAAACTAATTAAAGAAGGTTCTAAAGCACCAGAATCTATGATACGACAAATATATAATGATTATATGTCCTTAAAGCATAAAGCTTTATAAATAAATATACGTAGGTAAAATGAGAGAAGAATACGTAAATCTTTATAAAGAGTATTCAAAAAAATATGGGCCAAATACATGCATTTTTCTAGAAGTTGGTAAGTTCTATGAAATGTATGACCACATTGATGAAGAAACTGGTGTTACAGAAACATCTATGAAACGAGCGGTTGAAATTCTTGGTATTCAGTTATCTTATAAAGATAATAACGAACTTTTTGCTGGTATTCCAGAACAGTCTCTACATAAGTTTGCTTCCATTCTAACACGTGAAGGTTGGACAGTAGTTGTAGTAGATCAAGAAAAGGGAGGCCCTCAAAATAAGGTGATAGCAAGAAATGTATCTCAAATTCTTTCGCCAGGAACTCATGTAGAATCGTTTTCTCAAGATTCTGCCTTTATTGGTTGTTTATTACTAGAACAGATTAGTGAAAATTTAGCACCAAAGTTTTCCATTAGTATTGCGGATATTTCAACTGGACGTTGTTATAGTTATGAATCAAAACTTGAAGGTAAATATGATTCTTGGAATTTTGACAGATTGCTACACTTTTTCCAAGTTCATCCTATTCGTGAACTATTAATTCTTCATAAGAATTTTGTTTCAATTCCAAGCGAACCATATTTTAAACAAAATCTTGGAATTCCAAGCACTTTAATTCATATTAAACCATATAGTTCTGTATTAGGCATTGAAGAATTAATGAATAGTTCTTTTAAAAATAAATCAATGTTAAGTATAAGAGATTTTTTAAAGATTCAACAATATAGTTTAATAGAAGAAAGTTTTACAAACCTCTTACACTTTCTAGAAGAACATTTTCCATCAAAGAGGCAGATTCTGGAAGAACATTCTGTTTGGAATCCAGATATTAGCGTTTATTTAGGAAATAATGTATTGAATCAATTAAATTTTATTTCATCTTCTAGTGAATGTATTCTTTCATACTTTCAAAAAACATTTACTTCACTTGGAAAACGAGGAATTGTAGAACGATTGCTATATCCTCTTTCAGATATTGATATTCTTTCAATGAGAGTTTACAAGTTAGAAAAGGTTATCCAAATGGATTCAATGAAGAAAAAACAGATTGAGAATTATTTAAAACAGATTTCTGATTTACAAAGAATTCATCACAAATTCTTTTCATATAATTTAAATGCTATAGATATATTAAATTTACATCAAAGTTATACAAGAATTATTGATATTATGGGAATATATGAAACAAATGATATTCTTAAAAATAATTTAATAATGTATTTAGAAGAATTTAAAAAAGTATTTGATATAGAAAAGGCGAAATTATATTCTGAAGATACTTCTTTTTTAAAGAATGAATTGGCTTCAAAAACGTATTCGATTGAATTAAAACTTCGAGAACAAAAAGAAAAGGCAAATGAATTTCTAAAAAGATTAAATGAATTTTCGAAAGAAACATTTAAGTTTGAAGAAAAAGAATCAAATATTTTTAGTATTGATGGGACACGAAGAATGATTACAAATTTAGATACTAAACTAAAAAATACAAAAAAAGAATTATGGCCACATCAAGATATGAATATTATAATTCGTAAAAACAATGGTTCACTCAATTCCTCGCATTTAGATGAATTCCATACAACTATGTTATATAATCGTTCTAAGTTAAAAGAATCAGTAAAACTTGAGCTACCACCACTGTGTAATAGATTAATAGATTCATTCAGAAATTTATGGCTTGAAATAGAAAATTATGTAACCGATATTGATATACTGTTTACAATGGCAAAGGTGTGTAAAGAAAAGAATTTTGTAAAACCTATGTTTGAAGATAATTCTACAAATTCTGGAGTTCAAATTATTGGTTTAAGACATCCACTCATTGAGGCACAAAATAGCAAACAAATATATGTGAAACATAATGTAAATTTAAACGCAAACGGTTGGTTACTATATGGTATGAACGCTTCTGGTAAATCATCATTAATGAAAGCAGTAGGCATTTCAGTATTATTAGCGCAAGTTGGTTGTTTTGTTCCAGCGGATTCTCTAATGCTAAAGCCTTATAAAGGGATTTATACGCGAATTCTGAATCAAGATAATATATATGCTGGATTATCTTCATTTGCGGTTGAAATGTTAGAGTTGCGTGAAATTATGAAAAAAGCGGATCAACACAGTTTGGTGCTAGGAGATGAACTATGTTCTGGAACAGAATCTGTATCTGCTACATCATTAGTCGCATCTGGAATTATTTGGCTTCATAGAAAAAAAACATCATTTATTTTTGCCACTCATTACCATGGATTAAATGAGATTCCACAAATTAAAAGTCTTGAAAATCTAAAAATCTATCATTTGAAAGTTCATTATGATCCTATAAAAGATAAATTAATATATGATAGAAATTTGGAAGAAGGTTCTGGGAGCACATATTATGGATTAGAAGTGGCAAAAGCAATGAACATTCCACATGAATATTTAGAGTTAGCAAATGAAATACGAAAAGAGATTATTGGTTCAAAGATAAAAACATCTCAATACAACAATGAACTTGTTTTAAAATCATGTGAAGTTTGTAAGAACTCAAATACAAGTTTGTTAGAAGTTCATCATATTGTTCAGCAAAAAGATGCGAATGAAAATGGTTTTTTAGAATCTGGGATACATAAAAATCACAAAAGTAATTTAATAGTTTTATGTTCTAAATGTCATGATGAGTATCATGCGGGTAAATTAGATATAAAAGCAGCAAAGCAAACATCACAAGGACTTGAGCGAATTATTGAAAAAGTAGAATCGACTCAAAAGAAAAGCAAATGGAATAATGAACAGTTAGAAACAATTCATTGTTATTTGAAGAAGTTTAGTAATTTAGGATTAAAACGAATTAAATTTGAATTAGAAAATGATAAAGATATAATTATAAGTGAAAGCTCTTTAAAAACTATTCTAAAAGATTCTAAGCACTTGTAACTGTGGGGGTTACACCTTGAGGCATAGCGATATATGTCATAGGACCAGCAGGACCAGCAGGACCAACAGGACCAACAGGACCAGCAGGACCAGCGGGGCCAACAGGGCCAGAGGGACCAGCAGGACCAGCAGGACCCGGAGGTCCAGCAACAACACTATTGCTGGAAACACCACTATTTTTAATTAGTTCAAGTTCTTTGCGTAGAGTTTCAACAGTTGTTTCTAGAGCACGAACTTTGCGTCCAAGAGGATTTGATCCTAAATAGTTGTTGCCGCTGGCGCCAGATACAGATGACATTTCTGAAACAAATGTATAATCAAAAAATAAATCCAAAACGCAACAAATCAAAAAAATTGGTTACTTTAAAATTTGTTATGTAGTCATACTAGAAATGATTATTCCTATTCGTTGTATGAGTTGTGGAAAAGTGCTAGCAGATAAATGGAGGTATTATCAAGAAGAAGTAAAGAAACAAAAGAAAGGTGCTGACTCAGTTGAGCGTTACTATTTTGATGGCAAAACAATTCCTAATACACCTGAGAAGTCTGTAATGGATTCTCTTCATTTTAAGAGACCATGCTGTCGTAAACACTTTCTAACACAAGTAGATTTGCTGGATAGAATTTAAAGTAAAGAAAGTATTAGATGGAACTATTTTTACCTTCTTTACTTGTCCTATTTTTATCAGGAATTTTAGTATTTTTAGTAATACCCCGATTTTCACCATTTAGTATATTTATGCTATGCTCTATATTTTTAGTAATTGCGTCATATCTTCATTTTAGCATCTATGCAAATGAATATAGAAATTTAATGTTTTTTGATATATCAAGTTATGGTTCTATAATTCTAATTATAACAATAACTTTAGGAATAGCATTTGCAACTTCTAATTTATTAAAAGGTATTCAGTTTAAAATGCCTAGAATTATAATAAGTGATTCTAAACAAATATCGAATGTGAAAGATTTTACTAATATTCCATTAAGCAAAATTAGAGAATTAGAAGAGCAAGTATAATTAGATGGCTAAGTCTAAAACAAGAAAACACAAGAAAGAAATGAAACAACAAAAGGTTTTAACGATTCCTATGTTACGAAAGTCTTTTGAACATATTGATATGGAAACAAGAAAAATTTTAGCAAAACATCCTATTAACGAAGAGTCTATATCTGAATTTAAGAAGATTTGGAAAAATACATTTGGTAAATCTATTGATTCTAAAACGGCAGAATCCTATTTAGTTTTACAATCTAAAGTGAAAGTTAATAAAAAGAAAACAAGAAAAATGAAAGGAGGTTCTGCCCCCGTTGATTATATGTTACGCCCCGGACTAGATGGGACACATGGTAGCTATCTACCATATGTATCAAAAGGTCTTGATTTTTACGGTGATATTAATAATATAGCGATGGATGCCGATTGTGGAAAAGTAAACATTACACCTCAAATATCATCATCAATGGGCTCAAACCAAGTAGGAGCTGGATTAAGTGAATTTATGTATAGTTTAACAAATCGTCCTATTATATCTACAAATCCTCCTACCTTTCTACAAGACTTACAAGATACAAGTTTAGGAAAATCATTAGGCGCATCACCAAAACCTATTGAAACTCATTATAAATCAGTTTAGATGTTTATTAGGTAAAAAAACATAATAATAAACCTTATATTTCATTAGGTTTATCATTATGGAAAATGATTCACGAACTTATGCTGAAGAAATGTTAAAAAAATATTTTAAGACATTTGAATATCCTTTTACAGCACATCAATTGAATAGTTTTGATCAATTTGTGGCAAATGATATGCCTTCTATTATTAAATCATCAAATCCTATTTTATTACTTGAAGATAAAATTGGAAATACGGATGAATACGCATATCGTATTGAAATATTTATAGGTGGTATTGAAGGAAATCAATTATATATTGGCACACCAACTGTTTCATTGCGAGATAACAAAGAAGTTCGTGTTATGTATCCAAATGAAGCTCGTTTACGTAACTTAACATACGCTTCAAACATTGAAGCAGATATAAGTATTAAAATAACATTTACAAGATATAACTCATCTGGTAAGTTAGAATCAAATACTATATTGCTTGATTCAAAAGACGATAGATATAAGTATTTAGCAAAAGTTCCATTATTTCGTTTACCAATTATGCTTCATTCACGATACTGTTTATTAAGAAATAAACCAAATCTTTTCTTACAAGAAGTTGGTGAAAGCCCTTATGATTATGGAGGATATTTTATAGTGGATGGATCAGAAAAAGTATTAATTACAAGACAAGAACAAGCATTTAATACATTATATGTAACAAAACAGAAATCGGATCCAAAAGTTGAAATTTTTGCTTCAATTCAATGTTTAAATCCAATTACAAAACAAGTAAAGCGACTTGCTTTTGGTTTCCTAAGAAATAAGAATACAATTGAAGTTTCTGTACCATTTGTAAGAAAACCAATTCCTCTTTTTGTTCTTTTTAGAGCATTAGGAATTCAAACAGATGAAGATATATTACGTTTAATATTTCCAAATCCAGATGATATTGAAACAAAACTGATTCTACCATTATTACATGAATCTATTCTTGATGCTCATCCATTTGTAGATAGTTATAGCGCAATACAGTATATAAGAGTGCTAACAAAAGGTTTCTCTGAAGCACATGTATATAATATTTTATACAATCAAGTATTTATACATATTGATAATAAACCAATGAATAAAGTGACATTTTTAGCAGAATGTGTGCGTAAGATTTTACGAGTTTATGCGAATATTGATACAAATACCGATAGAGATGATATTAGAAATCAACGTTGTTTAACATCTGGTTTACTAACACGTATGTTATTTCAAAACACATATACAAGTTATATTAAAGCAGTATCACGTGCGATTGATAAAGAATATAAATATAATACAACTATTTATGAAGGTGATAATTTCTTAAACATATTTTTACCAGGTAATATGAACGCTTTATTTCTATTTGGCTTTATTAGTGATGGAATTAATAGAGGTTTTAAAGGTAAATGGTCTTCTGGGGCTGGTGAAGAAAAGTCTGGTGCATTACAGCCACTTTCTCGGCTTTCGTATTTAGATTTCTTATCACATTGCCGTCGTGTTGTATTAGATATTGATGATACTGCTATAAGTCTTCCAGGACCTCATAGACTTCATACAACACAATTTGGTTATTTTTGTACATCAGAAACACCAGGTGGTAAATCTATCGGTATTACTAAGAATTTATCTATGTTAACTGCAATAAGTTTATCAATGGATATAACATTATTTAAGAATTGGTTATTTGATAAGATGGATCTATTATATGTAAATGATTTAACTACATTAATGATGAAAGTAGCAGTTCCTCTATATATTAATAATGGAATTATTGGATATACATTAAAACCTGAACAATTAGTTCAAGTATGTAAACTAATGAAACATACTGGATGCTTGCCAGCATATAGTTCTATCAGTTTCAATATTAGAGAAAGACGTATATCACTATTCTTAGATGAAGGAAGACTATTAAGACCTTTAATTCATATTGAAAAAGGTACATATCCTTTTGAAAAGATACAATCTGCTAAGACATGGAGAGAACTAGTAATTGGAAACTTTGATGGTTCTAAAGATATAGACATAGTATCAACAACTTTTAGGGATCCACTCGTAAATCTTGAAAAGCCATCAGCACAAGACTATATAAATCTATTAAAACCTCATGTTGGTATAATAGAATATGTAGATCCTTATGAATCAAATGAAGCGTTTGTTGCGATGTATCCAGAATTAATTAAGAAAGAAACAACCCATGTGGAACTTCATCCTTCTTCTATAGTTGGTCTTTTAACATCTATGATCCCTTTCCCAAATCATAATCAATCACCTCGTAACCAGTTATCTTGTAGTCAATCAAAACAAGGGATATCAATGTCTTCCACCAATTTTAAGAATAGATTTGATAATCAAAACCATGTATTATGTTATGGAGAAGCACCATTAGTTAGAACATTATACTATGATTATGTAGCAGATGGACAAATTGGATATGGGCATAACTTGATTCTTGCTATGGGATGTTTCACTGGTTATAATCAAGAAGACGGTATTGTAATGAATTTAGATTCATTTCAAAGAGGTATGTTTAGAAATATGACATATAAAAGTTATGAAGCATTTGAAGAAGATGATGAAAAAGCACATACAAAAACAAGAATTACAAATCCATCCAATATGCCAGGATGGACTCGTTTAAAAGCTGGAGTAGATTATAGAAAACTAGATGAGCGAGGTATAGTAAAGAAAGGAGAATATGTAGATGAGAATACAGTGATAGTAGGTCGTTATATTCAATCGCAAAACGGAGAAATGAATGATGCGTCTATTACCGCTCAAGTATGGACAAGTGGTATTGTAGAAGAAGTATGTGTTACAGTGAATAACAAAGGTTTATCTTTAGTAAAGATTCGTGTTATTCAAGATAGAATTCCAGAGCTAGGCGATAAGTTCTGCTTAACTGATGATCATGATGTTTTAACGAAAGATAAAGGTTGGGTTAGAATTAATGAAGTAACAGTTGATGATGAAGTGGCACAATTAAATATAAATTCTAATACTATGGAATATGTAAAACCAAATGAAGTATTTATGTTTGACCATACTGGAGAAATGTATGAAGTAGAATCTCAAGGATTAAGTTTAAAGACAACACTAAATCATAGAATGTGGATACAACAAAGAAATTCTGATAAATATGAATTAATTGAAGCATCTAAAATTATTGGTAAAAGAGTAAGATATCAATCTAGTGCATCAATTAACAATATAGAAAATGATATACAAATATCTGATTATTTATTTAGTAAAGGAGATAAGGCAACCGCGTGGTTATATTTCTTTGGTATTTGGATAGCAGAAGGTTGGACATATATTAAAGAATCTGATTCAATAAATAGAGTAGAATTTGCTGCTAATAAAAGACGAGTATATAATAAATTAAAAGAATCTTGTGAAATATTAAATTGGAACTATTCTTATAATGAAAAATCTAATAAATTTTATGTAAATGAGAAGAAAATAAGTAATTATTTAGATGAATATAGTGTTGGGGCTATTAATAAATATCTACCAAAATGGGTATTCAATTTATCTCTTGATCAAACAAAAATATTATTAGAAGGATTATGTTTAGGAGATGGATATAAAACAGATACCTCATTACAATACTTTACTTCTTCAGTAAAATTAAAAAATGATATACAGCATTTAGTTCAGCATGCTGGATGGTCATCTTATGCATCAGTTCGATATGAAAAAGGTTGGGTATCTCCAATTAAAAATAAAAATGGAAAAGAATTTAAGGCAAATAGTGATGCTTGGGTAATTGGTATAAGAAAAACACGAATTAATCCAACTATTAATCATGGACATACTAATAGCCAAAATGGACAAAAAGAAGGCATAATAAACTTTAATGGTAAAGTATATTGTCTAAGTGTTCCATCAGAAGTATTTTTAGTTAGAAGAAACGGTAAAGTTGTATTTACTGGTAATAGTAACAGACATGGTCAAAAAGGAACAATAGGTATGTTAATAAAAGGGTGTGATATGCCAAGAAGTTCATCTGGCATGACTCCAGATATGATGATGAATCCTCACGCTATTCCATCTCGTATGACGATCGCACAACTATTAGAATCAATGTTAGGAAAAGCCGCATGTTTAGGAGGATTTATAGGGGATGCCACAGCGTTTATGAATGAAGGAGGAATTGAAAAGAATATTGGAGACGTATTAGAACAACAATTTGGATTTCAGAGATATGGAGAAGAACTATTTTATGATGGTATGTCTGGGTCAATGATCCCTTCCACTATTTTTGTTGGAAATGTTTACACGATGCGATTAAAACACATGGTAGAAGATAAATGGAATGCGCGTGGTGCTGGACGAAGAGAACAGAAAACACATCAGCCAACAGGAGGGCGAGGAAATCAAGGTGGATTAAGAATTGGTGAAATGGAACGTGATGCTTTATTAGGGCATGGAATATCAAGTTTTATAAAAGAATCATATATGAAACGTTCCGATGGGACAATTATGGTTTTATGTAACGGCTGTGGCACAGTTCCTATATATAATCAAAAAGATAACTTCTACGTGTGTCCTTTGTGCGATGGTCCAGTTCAGTTTGTAGGAGATTCTGCTTCTAACTTTGAGATTCTACCTACAATGAAGCGAAGTGTAACTACACTATCAGAAGTTGAAATACCTTATTCATTAGAAGTATTAAATAAGGAACTAAATACATATGTGAATATGTATATGAGATTTTTAACATCTAAAGATATTACTTCTTTAAAGAAGACACAATTTAGAGGATTAAAATATGAAGAAGTGAAAGAACTATTGTCTATGGAATTAAAACCGAGAGTTATTGAAGATACTTATGAACCGAACGAAAAAGAAGAAGAACCTGAAATAACAGTAAGTGATCAACAACTAGAAGAGTTAGGGGCAAATATTAGTGAAGAAGTAGAAGATTTATCTTTACCTAACATTGATATACAAGAAGCAAAGAATAATGTAGATAAAGAGATGAAAGCAGAATCTATAGCTCTAGATTTACAAGATACAGATGATATTGAAGTTGTTCAAACAGTAGCAGCTTCTGCTCCATCACTAATTGTTCAACAACCAATGATGATGACACAGCAACAATATGTGCTAGTTCCAACAATGGCAACACAACAAGTTCCTTTACAAGTTATATCTTCACAAGTGCCAAATGCTCCACAAACACTTGTGGTTGATACAAGCCCGCAAGCAATGGAAGCAGATGGAATTGATGTATCTGAGCGAGAGATTCGTCCATTAAGATCTATATTAAAAAGACCCAATTCTCCATCAAGATTTAATAGATCTGCTTCACCCACACGATCACAATCACAGGGACAGTCACAGTCGCAATCGCAATCGCAATCGCAAGGGCAGGGGAAAACAACTTTTTCAATAAATAAGTTAGATTCTGATGAAATTAGACCGAATGTCCCATCAAATACGAGAATTAATATCGTAAAAGAAGGTGAATAAAATTTCATGTTTACATAAATTTCATCTTTAGATAAATTTCATCTTTAGATAAATTTCATCTTTAGATAAATTTCATCTTTAGATAAATTTCATCTTTAGATAAATTTCATCTTTAGATAAATTTCATCTTTAGATAAATTTCATGTTTACATAAATTTCATCTTTAGATAAATTTCATGTTTCACACAAAATTGATAAAATATTTAAACAATAAATTAGTAGTATAATAAATGGAAGAACACGTAATTGATACACTATTTCGTAGTCGCAAAACTCTTCTTAAAATCTTGGAAGAGAAAGGGTATGATATTACTCCTTATGAAAAGTTAAGTCCTTGGGAAATTGAAGCAATGATTGTTAATGAAAAGAAGAATAATCTAAAAATGGAACTTGTTCATAAAGAAAATGAATCAAAGTGTGTTGTAATGTATCGTTTGAATCGTGTAAAACAAAGTCTTGGAAAACTTGTTTCTTCACTAAACGATCAAGAATCGGATGATTATATTCCGAATCTAGAAAATACTATGGTATATATTATTGTTCTTGAACCAGTAAATAATGTTGATGTATTCCATAACGCAGCACTAAATGCTCTTTCGAATAAGATTAATCTATCATTCTTTCAAGCAGATTCTTTAGTGAATGATCCTCGTCAACATATTCTAGTTCCTAAACATGAACTCGTTAAGAAAGAAGATATTTCTGCATTGAAGAAATTTCTAAATATTCAATCTGTGGCGAATCTACCATTTATCCGCTTTCATCAAGATATTCAAGTAAGACTACTAGGCACAGTTCCCGGTGATGTTATTAAGATTACTCGTCCTAGTCCGTCAAGCGGAGAAGAAACAGTATATAGAGTTTGTGTTCCTTGATTAGGATGGCAGTTAATTATGACTCAGACACTACAGAAAACATAAAATTAAGATTAAAAGACTTAAAAAATAGTTTTGATACGGTGACAACATCACCACGTTATAATAATGCAGAAACCGGTGAAGTAAAAGATGCTCTTGTTGCTTTACAAACTCGTCTTGATACGAATCCTGCTACTGAACTACATGAAGCAGATGATTCATTCATTTTAATACAAAAGAGTATTCTGGAAGCACAAGAAGATTTAAAAATAGCAGAAGAACGTGTAAAAACTATGAGAAATGTTGATAAAAACCCGAGTTATTATGAATCTTGGTTTCCAATTAATAGACCTTTACGGAGTTCATCCATAATTGTTTGTTTCATATTTGGAATCTTCTTTTTCTCATTATCCTTTTTTAGTTTTATGAAATACTTAGGATTCTCATTTACTGTGAATATATCATGGTTAACATCTGATGTTATACAAACATATAGAAAATTTTTCGTATATGGAGGAGGATTTATAGTTATTGGTCTTATTATTTTAACAATAATTGGTTGGGTTAGAAAATCATAATTGAATAGATAGAAGATGGTTAAAAATAAAAATATGTTTTATATATTTTTATTTACATTTAGTGTATTAACAATTATGATTTTATTCAAATATACAGTAAAAGAAGGTTTCCAGTTTAATAACTGTTCTTCTATAACAAATTGTAAGACTTGTGCTGATACACGTGGTTGTACATTTTGTGGAGATAAGTGTGTAAATAATGATGTTGCTTCTAGTCAATGTGGAACAAGTTCTAAAATAACTGATTCACAGTTCTGTCCAGAAGTTACAATGAAGTGTGATGAGATTAAAGACTGTAAGACATGTGCTAATAGACTTGATTGCACATTTTGTAAAACAAGCAATAAATGTGTAAAAGCTTCTAAATCAGAAGAACTATGTCCCAGAGAATCAACAGTTACTACAGCTGAAGCATGTGGATTAACAAGTTTAGTTGAAGATAGTTCTGGTAATTTAACAACGAATCTCTATGGGCAATGTAGTTCTGCTACAAATTGTAATCAATGTATGAGTACTCCGGCATGCTATTGGTGCTCGAATCAAAAAAAGTGTGTATCAAATATACAAGTATATGAAGAATGTATGGATGATAAAATAATAAGTTCGTTAAGCCAATGTTCTAATAAGAATGAACCTACTTATTCAGAAGATATATCTGGAGTCATATTTTCAAATGCTGTTTTGCCATCACAAGTATCTGAAGACTCTGTAACAATAAGTTCATCAGAAACTATAGTTCCTTCTACAAATAATGTTATAGGGCCAAATAATAGTATTAGTTTTAGTTCAATGAAATCAAATATATCTGAATATCCTAATGATTCTATTATTCCAGTATTAGGTTTATCTAGAACTAGTACTGGTTTATTAACAGATAATTCTATACAGATTATTATTGATGCTTTGAAAGCCAAAGGATATACATTAAAAGATAGTGCTTCTAAGAATAGTGTATTAAGTTTAATTAAGAAAGAAACAGATTATTATAATAATTTATTAAAAAATAATGTTTCATCATATGTAAATAATTCTTTGGATTTTGTATCAGATGGAACATCATTAAATAAAGCAAGAAATATAAGGCAACATATTGAAGATTTAAATATAGTTTCCCGGTATGTAGAAGCAATAAATACATCAACATTTGTAGAAGCATATATTGATTTAGATATATCTAAAACAAAGTTTGAAGATACTGTTCAATTAGCAAAGGCAACTAATTTTAATATAGAATTATTATGGGTTGCAAACTTAGTAGTTCTTGGATTTATATTTTTTGTTTAAATCACTGATAGATGGCACAATCTGCTGATACTTTAAAAGAATCAACAGATGAATATAATTTTTATCAAAGAATGAATGAAATTGGGACTTATACTTACAATAATAAAATGGATACAATTTTTGTATTTCAATTAACATTTATTTCATTGCTAATATTTATAGTTTTATATTATCTTTATAAAAATAATGTTATAACATTTTTTGTCTTATCTAGTGTATCTCTATTATTAGGTTTATTTGTAGTATATGTATATTTAAATAGAATACTAGTGTATTCTAAGATTCGTGATCAAAAGGATTGGTCAAGAATAAACTTCGGCGATGGAACTATTCAGCCAAAAGATTATAATCAAGCGGGTGTAGATGGTGGAGAAAATGGTTCTGTCCCCACACAAAGATGTGGTCCTGCTGATCCAACTCCCGTTTGCACTGCTATATAAGAATACAAAATACTATTAGATGGCACCAATCGAAGACCCAACAGCAGAAGATATTCTAACAAAAAATCTTATAGATACTGCTTTATATTTAAATGATAGATTAAGTATTGGTAATCAAACGAATCTAGCTGATAAAGTGAATTCTAAAAAAAGTGATATTGAAACACAAAAAATTGTATTACAAGATTTAAGAGATGCTATTGAAACTTATAATAGAGAATTTATTGAAAGAGATAATGAATTAGTTCAAAAACCAGCAAATTTTTTAAATAATACTCAAGATTATAGTTTATTTATATTATTTGCTGGTTATGGTGTATTCTGTGTATCAGTATTAATTTATATTATGTTATATTCAAAAAAAGCAATGTTATTAACAATGATGTTTGTAGTTATAGCAGTATTATTATATGTATTATTTGTATTTATGATACAGCGTTTTGGCTAAGCAAAACGCTATAAGAGTTTATTTTTCGTAGAAAAATAAATAAATACAGAGATTTGGATAAGCCAAATCTCTCTAAAACTATTTTCCTTTTCAAGGAAAATAGGAATACAGCGTTTTGGATAAGCAAAACGCTATAAGAGTTTATTTTTCGTAGAAAAATAAACAAAATGGGAATACAAAGATTCGGTTAAACAGTTTGTTTTCCAGCATCATATGCTTCTACTTCATCATCATCCATGAAAACCCGTCGATCATAGTATCTACCATCTACAGGTTCTCCATATTCATCATTTACACGCTTGAGTAGATCATTACTATTTAATGCGCGAACAGTTCCTCCTAGTGATGAAGCCCACTTGCGATACGCACGATCAATCACTTTGAACGGAATTTCTGCACCAAGTTCTTCTCGCATACGTTCATTCTGAAACTTAGCGAATGAATCACTTGACTCTTTATAATCATCACTTGCCTTCTTTACAATAGCGGGCGTTGGCTCAAGACCAGCAACCAAATACTGCGTCTCATAAATATGTACAAGTAGTGAGAGAAAGGGTTCACGCCATTTGAGTAGTTTCAAATCAAGTTCATTATCACGGAGAAATACGTTTGGCTTTTTAGAAATATATTCTGGATCATCTTCTGTTACGAATTTAGATACAAACGGAATAACACGAATACGACGCCAAGTGCCTCGGTCCATTGTCTTAATAATTGGCTTCGAGTTACACATCATATTGAGTTTACCAGTTACCTTGAACTTCTCTTGATCACCATAGAGACGACGTGCTTCAATAATATCTTCACCCGAAAACTGTTTCATTAGACTTGTGTTAAGAGGCTCTTTGTCGTCTGGCTCTTGGAGATAGATGAAACGTTTACTCTTAATTGCCATAATATCTGGATTTGCTGCGCCAGATTCTGGGCGTTTGCGAGTTAATACAGTTGCTTGTAAAGAAGTTTGATAATCGCCAAATGTTAGACGCATAAGTTCTACAATCTTTGATTTACCATTGCCACCGACACCTTCCCACGTATAATACTGTTGTTCTTTGTTAGCACCTTCTAAACAACTTGCTAGAAGGCGGAGGAAATAGTCACGAAGATCTCTATTTGGGAAAATCTTATTAAAGAAATCGTAAATTTCAGCAAATACTGGATTTGACGCATCATAAGGAAGATAGTTAATAGGATCTAGATCTGGAAAGTTATAACCAGCAAGAAAGTTTAGATAATCTTCTGGGATACCAGGACGGAAAATTACATGTTCTTGTGGGCGTTCTTCTGTTTTTACTCTTAACTGTAATACACCATTTTTACAAGCAAATAGATAAGGATCTTTATTAAGTTTATTTGTAAAGTCTTCATCGCAGAATACAGTTTCAGCCATGCGCATGGTTGATTCAACAAACGCATTTGAATAAAGATTATTTTCCATTTTTAGAAGTTTTTTAAGTTCCTCTATTAATTTATCATGATCATTTGCTTTTCCCATTTCATTACGAATATTATCTCTGGCTAAACTAAAATATTTTGCCACATCTTCAGGAATTTTTTTCTTTAATTGAATACCTTGATTTAGATGTTTCCACGTATTCATTTGATCATCATAGAAATACCAATCAGTATTTTTAGTATTAATAGATGCAACATAATTATTTTTATATAGTTTTTTCATTAATACTGCAATGTGATGATTTGTAGGTTCCATTTTCTGACGAATATACTGTAGAATATGATTGTCAACTATTTTTTTATACTGTTCTGGATTATCATTCTTTGCCCACTTATGTAGACTTCTTTCAGTCAACTTTGGACGACCATCATTAATATTCATTTTATGAAAGAAATCAACTTTAAGTTGCGCAATATTATTGGATGAAAACTTGGATGAATAACGACTAAAATCCATCCATAGATCAAACATAGTATCCGATACTTCAATATTATGAAGACACCATCCAAGGCGCATCCATGAATCATATGAATCTGCGCGTTTCTTGTCAAGGCATTCCATTACGATAGATTTAACTAGATTCTTTTCTTCTTCGCTTGCTGGTGTAATGATAAAATCTTTTAGATCATCCAAAATACTAGGTTTTTCAACAATATCAGTAATATATGTCATGCTACGCGTAGATGCTCCATTTAACAAAATATTATATTCATCTTTATTATCATCTACTAGTTCATTATCATCATCTGGAATATTATAACGAATGCTTAGAAGCTCCATTAGTTGGCGACTTGAATAGTTATTAATATCATCTTCATCCCAAATATTCTTTACCGGATCATATGTAAATACATGTGAAAGTTGATATGGTGCAATACTAGGTTTAGATTCACCATAAGGGAACCATCCTTGATCCCCTACCATCGCTTTATCATACACTTCATCGTCTGGATTAATATAACCAGTATTATCAAAAGATGTTTTAACAAAATTTTTTTGGAGAATATAATTGCGAAGTACTTTTTGTTTATCGTTGACTAACCCAATATCAGGACACAGAATATGAATCCCATCTTTTACATATTTGTTCTTTGCTTCAGGATATGGCGATGGTCTCATTGTAACAAAGAATCGAAGAAGTTCATAATCATCTGTTTTAATAAATTTCTTAATTGTTTCTCCAATATGTTTTGTAAACTGTGAAATTTGTTCTTTTTCAAACTTTCTAATTTTGTTGGTTTCATTTGAATAATGAAAATCAATATCAATTGTAAGAGGTTTTGATTCATTTTTACGAGGGCGTTCAATCAAATTAATTGGAGCTCCTCCTTTTATCCAGAGATAGTCATGAAGCAGATCAAGAAACTGTTTATAATCATTATTAGGAATAGACCAACGCCCTTTTAAAGAGTTACTATCTCCCATACCAGTGAGAGTTACATCTTTCTTACCAGTCACTTGATGAGCGGTTAGAAACTTGAACAATTCATGATTGTGAAGAAGAGATCCCATTTTTACTACTATACTTTTAAATCTAAAAAAAAACAACCAATTTTTTACTTTTTTAGTGAAAGGTATAAAGCCTCTTATATCCAATAATCTATGAATGCTAAGCGACTACAAAAAGAGTTCGTCCAATTACAAGATAAGACTCTAAAAGAAACTGGTATATACTATTTTATTGAAGGTGATAATATGTTGAAAGCAACTGCTTTTATGTTTGGTCCTAAGGGAACACCTTACGAATTCTGTCCATTAGAATATAATTTTACAATCCCTGATGATTATCCATTTATGCCTCCCAAAGTGTTATATAGAACAAATGATGGGAGAACAAGATTCCATCCAAATTTTTATGTGGATGGAAAGGTATGCTTATCGATTTTGGGAACCTATTCTGGACCAAAATGGGCAAGCTCTATGAATATTTCAACGGTGCTGTTATCAATTTATTCGTTGATGACAGAGAATCCGTTGATTCATGAACCTTGTTATGAAAATACAAGACTATCAACGCCAAAGAATCAACAATACGCAGATTATATTGAACATCAAATGATACAACTTTTTATTAAATCAATTCAATACAACTATTATAAAAAATATACTGACTTAGATGAAGAATTTAAAAATAAACTATTAGAATCTTATGAATTAATTAAAAAGAAAGTTGAATCAAAAACAGAGCACCATGATGTAACATATACTTTGCTACCATATTCAATGTTTGGTTCAACTTCATGGAAGAAGTTACACGAAGAAGTTAGACGAAGATATTAAAAAATTAATAACTAACTACAAAAACTGAAAAAAATTAAATAAAATTTTAACTATTATAGTGTAGTTAAAAAATGAGTAGTTTTAAAACATGTCCTTTATGTCGTAATTATCTGATTGCTCAAATATCAGATGAGAAACTGAATCGTGTATGTAAAACATGTGGCTATTCAGTTGAAGATAAAGGAGGATTAATTATGGAAACTTATGTCAAACAAAAGTCATCAGATTCTTATAAGATCCTTCTTAATGAGTTCACCCGGCAAGATCCAACACTACCGTATCTAAAAGATTTGAAGTGTCCTAACGGTCAGTGCTCATCAAATAAAGAAACAGCAGAAAAGAAAGTATATCTTATTAAATATGATGTTGAGAATCTAAAGTTTGTTTATATTTGTAATAATTGCGAGCAAACATGGACTACACGCTAAAAGAAATAACTACGCGCTGAAAGAAATAACTACGCGCTAAAACAAATATAAATTACACTAAACGCTTATATAAATAGGTGAACCATGGAAGAAGATCCTATTTTTTATGGTGGTATAAGAATTCCGCAAATAAGAGTAAAAGTCCCAACTATAAGACTTCCACAATTTATTAAAAAGGGGGTTAAACAAATATCATCTGCGCTCGAATCAAAAAAAATAAGACAAACTGGAAGAGTTTCTGCTAAAAAAGCCTCCATATCAAAAGTAGAAGCTCAAAAAGCTGCTACCTCTAGATTTACACAAGGAAGAACGAAGGCGATAGAAGGCGTAGAGGCTCAAAGTGCTAGGCTAAAATCTACAGATATATCTTCTAAATTTGAAAACCCTTTATTTAAACAAAAAATAACAAAAGTTCTTGGTGATAAAGCTGTTTCTTTTGGAAAAAAGTTATCTCCAGATGATCTCCGTTCAAAAGTACAAGCTAGATTGGATGATATTCGTTCTAGAGCGGATGCCAGGGCTAGATTTGAAGCAGATGGCGCAAGAAGCAGTTTAACAAATAGAAATAATACATTAATTAACGCTAGTAGAGCAGATTTATCAACACGAATAGGAGATTTAAGAGCTGATTTTAACAATAGACTTTCTAATTTAAGAAAACTTTCTCCTGAAGATATAGCAAAGTTAAAATCTTTAGAAACATTTAATACTAGTAGAGCAAATTTAGATGCTGGTAGAAGAGCAAGAGGTGGAACTAGTAGGTTTGACGATGCCGGTGGAAGAGCAAAAAATGCTGCTGGTGATATTGACGGTCCAAGAAATAGAGGTGCTGATGCAGCAGATGCAAATGCTAGATCTAGAAGGTCTATAGCGGATGGAAGCGCAAATTTAGATGCTGGTAGAAGATCTAAAGGATCATCTAGTAGATTTGACGATGCCGGCGGAAGAGCAAGAGATGCTGCTGGTGATATTGACGGTCCAAGAAATAGAGGTGCTGATGCAGCAGATGCAAATGCTAGATCTAGAACGTCTATAGCAGATGGAAGCGCAAATTTAGATGCTGGTAGAAGATCTAGAGGATCATCTAGTAGATTTGACGATGCCGGCGGAAGAGCAAGAGATGCTGCTGGTGATATTGATGGTCCACATAATAGAGGCGATAACCCAAACCGTTTAAGTGAAGAAAATGCACGTAATAAAGCAGATGATGCAAATGCTAGAATGAGAGAAAATGTAGATGCTTCTAAAGGTTTATTAAATAGAATAAAAAGTTTTGTAGGTAAAATTTTACGATTATTAGGACAATTACTAAGTATTGTTTTACCCTTTTTATTTGTATCTTTGCCTCCAATAAGACCGCCACGTCCACCACCAGGTATGCCACCAGCACCAATTATTATAGTAACACCTCCTCCTCCTATCGTTCCTCCAGTGACCCCAATAGTTACTCCAGTATATACACAACCAGGAGCCCCTCAAGCAGCTTTACCCCCAGAAGGTGCTTTACCTCCAGAAGGTGCTTTACCTCCAGAAGGTGCTTTACCACCTGGCTCAGCAGAAGAATTTGAGTCGTTTGGTAATTTAATGTTTCAATTAGCAGAACAACCGAATGAAACAATTTCATTTCAAATTAATTCACCATCAGATACATTAGAATTTGATCAGACTACTGTAACATTTCCAATTGAATCATGGGATACACCAGTATACGTAAATTTCGTAACAACGTTAGAAAGTTCATCAGAAAATATAACTGGTGATTTATCGGATAAGCTAAGCACACTAAAACAATCAAACCAAACAAAACAATTAGCACGCTTTAATAAGAGACCTAATATTACAAAAGGTTCATTAAATGATTATTCTGTAAGACCAGATGAAATTAATGCTCAAAGAAAACGTTTGGAATATTTATTAAAGCCGGCTGAAACTATTCAACAAGCATTGGCAAAAATTAATAAACGTGTTCGCATGCGTGAAGAGTTTATGGGTGGCGACTATGAAGGCGGCTATGAAGAATATAGGGGTATTGTTGAACCTACATATTATAACTATGAAAAAGAAGAAGAAGTTGTTGAACCTACATATGAAGAATCTGAATATAAACCTTTAGAAGAAACAGTATATCCTTCTGAGAAGATTGTATATGAAGAAGAATATAAACCAAAAGAAGAAATAGTAGATCCTATATATGAACATTCTGAATATAAACCACTAGAAGAAACAGTTGTGCCAACTTTACAAGGAGGGCAAGAAGAAGAAGAAGAAGAAGAAGATCAAATACCTAATCTGGATTATGATACTATAGTAAATGATATAGATGAAACACAATTAGACGATAATTATAAGGCAGAAATAGAATTTATACTTCTTCAAGATGTTTCTAGTGAAGTAAATGTTTATGTAAATGTATTAGATCGTACTTGGACTATTCAGCCAAATATGATTACATTTGATTATGATATTTCTTCTACAAATACTTTTTTCTTTTCTCAAGAAATTTATAATACATTAATAAATTTACATGTGGAACAATATAGTAATCAAGCAGAAGAACAATTTGATGATTATATTGATAATACATATGAAACAAGTATGAATAGAATAAATAAAGAAGAACAACAATATAGATTAGATGAAGAAGATATATACGATGATGTATATAATAAAACATATCAACAAGAAATGTCTAAAGCAGATGATGCGGAATACGTATTAAATCAACTAGGAGGATATGTAAATCCAACAAACTCAACATTTTATAATAGGACACGTAAGTTATCTAGAAAAATAAAATAATAGACTAAACCAACAGAAATATCCAGATTCCTTAAACTCGTCAATTATTGGAATTAGTTCAAAAAATTCTGGTTCGTTTTGAATCATCGAAGCTATAATACTTTGATCCTTTCCTATAAATCTATTTTGTTCTAAATATGTTTTTAACATAGTATCATATTTAGAATAGTATGTTAACCAAACTTCTTTTGTAGCTGCTAAAATTCCTCCGCCAACACAATTTATTTTTTGAAAATCATTTTCATTTTCAAAATCTGTAATTCTTAAAACATTAAATTTTGTATTTGAGATTCTATCACAGCGTGGAAAGTTGAGTAGTTGTGGAATCCATTCATTATGTCTACAAATTCCAGCATCACACCAAATAAATTTAGATGTATTAAAATAGTTTTGTTCAATTGCTTTTTTAACAAACTCTTTTTTCTCATACCATAAAACATATAATTCTGGTGTATGGTAGTGTTCATCATCTTTTAGTTTCTCGTTTATCCACATTTCTTGATTATAACGTTTAAACGCTTCTAATTCAAGAAAAGGTAATGAAATAATTTTAGTTTTTTCTTTATAGTTAGAACGAATAGAGTCTAATGTTTCAACAAGTTCTGGAGTTGTAAAAAAGACGAGATTACAAGGAATGTGTTTCCAAAACTCTAACCATTTTAAATAATCATCTATAGAGTTTTTTGATTTTACTGGATAATACGCAGAAACAACTGTTATATCTTTTACTTGATTTTTATAATACTGAATTAATGCATTAGGATTCTGAATACCAGAACTATTAAAAGCAGAGGCACTGTGAATTCTATGAAAAATAAGAGGTTCTGGAATAGAAACTAAAACTTTATTCTCTAACGCCAAACGAAACCATAAATCATAATCTTCTAAATGAAACCTATTTTTCCAAAATGCCAATTTACTTTTCATAATAATACTCGAATTAACAATTGGATTTATTTGGAATAGTGTTTCTAATGTTACTCTACCAGATGGTAAGTTAGGAACATGATTTAATTCTCCAATATACTGACAGTTACTAGATAACACGTCTATAAAAGAATGTTCATTTAAAATCTTCTTTTGGACTTCTAATTTAGTAGCAAACCATACATCATCCACATCTAATAGGCAAATATATTCTGTACTTACATCTTCCATCATTTTATTTAACGTATCAACTTTGCCTTTTGTAGTATAATATTTTATCAAAATTCTTGGATCAGAAATATTTAGATGAAGACTATCTTCTTCATGCCCATTTACTCCTATTATCCATTTCCAATTCGTCTCCGTTTGGCCAACTACAGAATTATAACACTCTTCAAAATATTCAATACCGTTGAAGAGTGGTGTTAGAATTGTTACAAAACTCATTTATAATAATTAATATGTATCCTTTAACCTATATAAAGTATTTAATAGATTTTCTGACACTAAAGGAGGAAATGAAAAATTATTCTTATTTGTTATTATATAAGACCAATCTGCTTTTGATTCATCTTTAATAATAGATGTATAATCGTATTTATCATATTTAAATAATAAATCTATAAAATCACAAAAACTACTTTTCATCTTATTTCTTAATTCTTTTATACACCATACTGATGCTAAAAGTTGAAAAATATCTCTACCAGGTTTCATACAATTATCACTAATTTTGAACATATCTTCAGAAGAATTTATACATGTCTTATTTAATCCAGTACACGCAAACCCAAAATCAAGAATACATATATGAAACTCTGAATTTAATATGTAATTTGTATTATTAATATTTATATTTATATTTACTGGTTTTTTTATTAAAAGAATATTTGTATAATGTAAATCTCTATGATCTAAACATATAACAGTTTCAAGATAATACAAGGCAATACATATTTGGAGAAAGCAGTGTATAAAATCTCTTTCAGGATTCTTTGATTCTTGAATAAAATTATGAAAGAAAACACCATTTTTTAATTCCATTGAAAAATGAACAATAGAGTTTTTTGTATAAATATCATATATCTTTGCCAACATATATTCCAACTTCAAACTTTCTAACACTTTGTAACTCATATATTGTAATAATGCTTCTGTTAATAAATTACTATCATTATGTATGGGCATTTTAACTAAACAATATTCTTTTATATTAGTAGTTCTTTTTACTAAATAAAGTTTTCCATAACCTCCTCTATAATATTCTTTAATATATTCAATCAAACATCTAGTTTTATTTTTTTTATTTATTAAATAGCCTTTAACATCTTCATTCAATAATTTATTTTTAATTTCTTTAAAATCAATATTTAAATTATTAAAATTTAATTCAATATCTAAATCATTTAAGGAAAACTCCTTAACTTCCATCTATTTAATATAGTTTATAATATCATTATTATTTACGGGACCTTTTGATTCTAATAAAACGGCATATATTTCATAAGGATGTTCTGTCTGACGAACATCATTACCGTATTTCTTAATAAAAGATTCTGGCGGTTCATGTTCTAGAACACCAGTAACAGTATCATAATACATTATATTAATTTCACTAAAAACTGGATTATAATCACTTTTATACATTGGTAAAGGGACCCAGCGATTTTCAAAAATATAAAAAGGAGCTAAAAAAGTATCTGGATTGTACCGAATCTTTTCTAGCCATCGTTCTGGTATCTCTCTTTTCGAAAATTCTGTCCAACCTTCTTTTGCCAAGAACTTATCCCACGCATCTTTATTATTTCTTTGATGAATGTGAACTGCTTCATGAAATAATGTTACTTCTAAAGAAGGAAATCTGGCATCACTTGGAATACAAATTATATTATTAGGTCTTGTATGGGGAAACCCATTTTCTGCTGAATGATTTAACTGAACAATATTTATATCATTAAAAATCTCATAGTTTTTTACAAATTCTCTTATATTTGAAAAATAGGAGTTATAATCTGTTACATACGCGAAGTTTTTTCTTGCTAAATTATTTAAAAAACTATTTTTACAACTAGCATTAAATCTATCTATTATTTCTGCTTCTTTGATATAGTTCATAGATCAACTGTTACTACATTCCCATCATTTTTCTTTTGCCTCTTTTTTTCCTCATGTTTACTAATTAAATATCTATCAAGTTTCTCAAAGTTGATTGTTGCTTGGATCTTAGTAACGCGAGGCGCATCTACATATGTTTCTTTTGTAGTCTTTGGTTTGGAAACTGTGTGTTTTACTTCAAATCCAAATTGGTTCGCAAAGTTACGAATATTTACCTTGTCACACTTGTTATAAATAGTTTTGAATAGTAGATCTCCAGCATATGCCTCTTTTTCTTGTGTGTTAAGATTTGATTTCACATAACCGGGCAACTGATCAACAAGTAGACCAAATAGTTGTGTAATAGGATTATAAATCTGATGTTCAATGTAATATTTGTAGTCAATCTTAAGTTTATTTTCTTTAATAAAACTTGGTGTTTCAATACGGTCTCCTTGAAGTTTTGATGCGACTTGTCCAACAATAGGTTGAATATACATAAACTGAATACGCTCTCCAGAACTTGGGGCATTACCAGGATCTCGCAACGTAATTCGTTCTGCTAGAATCTTATGAGGCGGTGGTGTTGCCGCCTTGTATTCAGATCTTAGTGATTTAGTGAGTGTGAGTTGATGATCACTAATCTTTCCATCAATCAAATCATTACAAGTAGTTTGAACAAACTCAAACGCCTTCTTGGGATCTTGTTCATTCAACAGAATCTTAATTGCGCCTCCATAAACATTCTTTACAATCGCGGCATAATCACGTCGTTTTGTCGCAATACCCATGGATGTTTGCTTATAACTATCTGGACTCTCTTCATACTTATTACCTACATAACGCTTCTTTGAGAAGATGATAAACGGATAAAACACTTTATCATACTCAAAATCGTGAGGCTTCTTCAAACAACGAGTTACAAACTTACCCGCCTCTTCTGTCATCGCCATTGTTTCTTCAATTGCTTTGCGTCCTTTTAGAGTTTCACCGGTCTTAGGATCTTTTACATTAAAGTTTACAAATAGTGAATCTGTATCACCATATACGATTTCTGCTTCACAACGAGGATCATTGGCTGTTTTCCCATAAAACATTTCAATGGCATCTTTGGCAAATAGAATCTGTTTGCGACCATATGCGGTTGTTGAAGCCGCAAGATGCTGTAGTCTCACTTTAAAGGTAGATGAGCCTAGCTGACCATACAATGAATTAGCAGTCAATTTATACGCCAGTTGCTCGGCATCCAATAGCGCTTTACGAAATACATCTGTCTCTTTTTCTGCTTCCTTACGTTTTGATTTTCTTGCCGCTAATAGTTTTGTAAGAATATCTGGCAAAGTTCCTTTTGTGTCATTTGCTTGCTGGACGTAGCGACAAATACGAATACCAGTTTTGATCTTCTCAGGGTTCTTACGTGTATCTTTAGGATCTGGTGCCCAAATATCAAACTCAATATCTGTAAAACGAACATATTCATTTAAATATTTTTCAGATTCTTCTGATCCAAATGAGTATCCAGTAAAATTATAATTACTATCATAGTCTTTCGTCCATAGTAGAGTATCGTAACTCAGATTTTCTGAAATAATAGACGATGGATATAGAGATGCGAAATCCGCAACTCCAATAGGAGACTTCACATAGAAGTTAGGCTCTGGAACTAATACAATTGCGCCTTCATATGTTTCTTCTACAAAATCATGATCTGTTTTTTGAATTGGATTGGGAAGAACTTCAATTAATTGTCCACGTTCTTGACATTCTTTAAAGATTAGACTTTCACATTTGATTCCTTGACCACGTGTAAAGATATAACTGATTGGAACACTACACGTATTTGCCATCGCCATGGCATTATTAAATACATCCAACTTGTTTAACAAATTAAATACAAGAACACAATCTTGAATACAGTATTTCGCAACAATAGCGCGCCCAGAGGTTCCACCTTCACGATGAAGTTTGAAGATTTCAGCGGGTGAAACATCATCTTTCACAATCGCCCATGATGTAATTGTTTCTAAATCGTTTGTTTCCAAAGGATCATTCAACGTATTTGCTTCAATTACAAGTCCTTTTCCATTTACAACTTCAACAATTTTTCGTTTCTCAACAATCGTGTCACCAATATCATCTAACAGCACTAAATACTTCCCAGCTTCAGCTCCATCAGTAGATTTTGTTTCAATAAACCAACTGCTACCTTTTGATACATCAATTGATTTAAGTTTACCACTCATGTAATGGCGACATACATCATCAAGTTTATAAGAGGCAAGATTTTCAATACGTTTAATGTAGAAGTATAGATCAATATGAAGACGACCAATGAATGACCAAATATATAGCGTATTATCACCTAGAGCAGATGATGATAAGAACTTCTTTTGTAGTTCAACTGGTTTATCAACACGTGATAAACCTTGAAACATTTGATTATTAACAAGCATGAGTTCTTCCATGCGTTCATGGAGATATTTCATATCAAAGCCAAATACGTTATATCCTACAAGAATATCTGGATTCTTTTCATTCAGTAGTTTTAGAAACTGTAGAATCATATCACGTTCTGAAGCACAGTTGTATACAATCGCATCTTCAATAGGATCTGAACCGTTTACAACAAAGATATGTTTATCGTTTAAAATAGTATTTGTAGAGAATACAATACCAATTTGAATAGAAGGATCACCAGCAATTGGATATTTTCTATTCATATGATTATTTAGAAGTTTCGTCATATTGTTTACAAAGTCAGTCGGTCTTTCATATAGTTTTTCAACATCACGCTTGAAAGTAGGTGTGTTCAAATGTTTATCAAGTTCACTATATGCTGGAATAGAGTGTTTTAGTTTAATAGTTTTAGATCCTGTAATAGCGTCACAGATATAAAGTTTAAAACTATCAAAGTCATTCGTTTTTTCATATAACTGTTTCGCAACTTTCGTATAGTCTTTCTTGGCCAATGGAAAATCACCAGACTCACTATAACACTCAATATCCCAAAAACCGTATGTGAACGGCGCAATACTAGTTCCATTATATGGGATTATATCTTGCCAATCAACATTAATATGTTCATCATATGAACAATCAATAGAAACCCATCCACATGGATTAATATTTCTTAGATGAAAGAAACGAAGCATAGGGTCAAGATTGGCTTCGTATACCTTACTATTCTTATCATCAAGAAATATTTCTTTTAGTTCACGGAAATCTTGTAGAGAAGATACTGAAAGTTTTACGAATGGAAACACAGTTTTATTTGTATATCCATATAGTTTCTCTTTTTCAACATATTCAATTTCAATACTAGAATGTAGTTTGCGAGCCATACTTGACGGGTCAAGATTCTTCAAATAACTATATTTCTCATCTGACTTAACCTTCTTTTCAATAATATCTTTCTTACGTTCTTCAATACATTTTTGAAGATTTAGTTTAAAACTATTAAATGTCTTCTTCAACTTATTAGGAAGTTCAACATAGAAATATGGAGAGAAATTTTCAATTTCAATGTGAATAGATTTATTATCATTTGTTTTACCAAATAAATGAATAATATATTCTTGTTTATATTCACGTTGAATAATTTTTTTATTAGCAGTCACATCATCATCCAAATAATCTTCGTGAATATATTCTACTTCTTTTACTTCTTCAGTTTCTTTTAATACTTTCCTATCTTGAGAATAACAATCCAAGATTTGAAAGATTACCATATTGTATAAGTTATCTATTCATCAAAAACAAACCAATTTTTTAGTTTTTACGTTTCAAAGAACGTTTCTTATGCTTTCTCTGTTTCTTCGTGGCTAATTTACGATATAATCTGCCACCACCTCTTAGAAGAGGTGTTGTTCCTTGGGTATTATTGCGTAACGGTCTATTTTCTTCGCTGACAGAGTTCATAGCTGCATTCATGTTATTTCTTGAACTTAATGTGCTTACTGTATCAGAACTAATGTTAGGAGGAGTATTTTGAATAGATATATCTGGTGTGCTAGCAGTTAAATTAGTATAATTATTATTTGTAGATGAGTTATTCATAGAAGCAGAGTTGTTCATAGAAGCAGAGTTGTTCATAGAAGCAGAGTTGTTCATAGTAGAACTGTTCATAGAACCAACGTTATTCATAGTAGAACTGTTCATAGAACCCATATTCTCCATAGAACCCATATTCTCCATAGAACCCATATTCTCCATAGAACCCATATTCTCCATAGAACCCATGCTGTTCATGCTTGTATTCTTTGGCAAGTTCATTGATTTCACAGGAGCGGTTACTAGTTTTTTCATTGTAGTTAAATCATTCGCATTCGGCATCGCATTTGTTTGACCAGATTCACTATTAAATACAGCAGGTTTCTTATCAGTTCCTACAACTAATAAGCTGGGATATCCTTCAATCTTCGAGTTTTTTAAACTTGTATTATCAAGTTGATCATAATGAACACTTGCCATATTTAGTTTACGCCCTTTTGTTGATTTTAAAGGAGACCATACATTTTCCTTGTATTTTGTGCAATGACCGCACCAATCGGCATATACCATTATAACTGCCATTGGCCCTTTTGATAACATTTTTTCAAACGCCGGAATATCGTTGCTTGAACGAACATCCATCGGTAAAGAAATTTTTCCCATTTTAGTAGTTCTTTTGGACATCTACTTAGTTGTCTTATTTTCTTAAAATATATCAGGTCATGTGGCAACAACCATTATATGAATTTTCAGCAGTATGTTTTAGATTAGTTATAATTATAGTAGTTGGGTTTATTGGATATACAAACTTCAATGGGAGATCTTCCGGTTATATTGTGATTGCCACACTTGCTTTCCTATATCTTTTTACTTTCTTTATGGGTCGTGAATATTTACGAGAAAACTTTGAAGAATCAAATTCTTCATCTTCTGAAGTAAATAATAAAGTTTTATCAACGAATGAATTTATAGTTGATACCACAAATCCACCTTACGAAACGCAACCCATTAACTCACTAGATGATTATGAACATAATTTAGTGTTTCAAAATGAAAATGATAGAGAAATTACAAAAGAACTTAGAAATAAATTAAGCTCACAATATCCTATGGATTGGTCAACACAACCAGCAAGTTCTTCGTATTATCAAAAAGGGTTGAAAGAAATGTCACAAACACAACAAACGGATATTTCAGGAGTTGATAACATGTATAAAAATGTATCTGGTGAAAACTTAGTTCCACCAGATACTGATTCTGTTGAGAAATCAGAACGTAAGAATCTACAACAATACAAAGCAAAAGGAACAAAAGATTTAAAAACAACATATGACATTGATGATGCGTATAGTATAATTAAGAAGATGTATGACGCGAAAGGATTAGATCCTCAGATTGAACACAAAAAAGATACAAATATTTATGAGATTATAGGTGTTCGTAAGAAAGGTGAAAAGGTTTTATATGAAGATGAACTCGGTGACGCGAGTGCTTCCAATGAAGCAGTAAGAGAGAATCAAGAATCTGTAACAGTTGTGCCACAAGCGGCAACAGATTTATTATATGATTCGGATCCTTTTTATAATAAACAACAATCAACACGCACTGGTAAATGGGATTATACGAAGTATACACCGGAACTTGAAAGACAATTTGCGCCTACATATCCTTTATCACAGTGGTATTAGTAAAAAATATATAAAATTATGACATTAATAAATAATTTCATAATTTACGAAAAAGTATGTTCCAACATACCCTAACTAAAATTCCATAAATCGGCCACAACGTTACCAGCACCAGAAGCACCAGATTTTTGATTTGGTAACGGTCTTTGAATAGTATCCAAGAACGCGTTTGGTGGTTCATAATCACTCGCAGAACGAGCGGGTGTAACAGTAACTTCATTTGTGTAAATATTCTGTATAGTATCATTTTTGGAACTTGATGTAAATGATACTTTACTTTTTTTATTAATAATTTCTTGCTTAGGAGGCATCATTGCTTGAACAATAGGATTCTGTTTCATAAAATACTCTTTTTCATACGATGCCCAAGAAATATATAAAAGATTTGGATATGTAAATCTTATTTCAAATCCATTTTGTCTTAGTTGAAATACTAAATATACAATACAATCTTGTAAATCCATGGATGGTAATCCAAGAATAAAAGGGGGGACATTGTATACTAAATAAGAAGGGTTGCCAGGAAGTTGTGATGTTGTATAAATACGATGTTGAATTTGTTCTAATAACTGGTTATATGCTCTAAGTCTTGCTTTATCTCTTTTTTCACGTTTTTCAAACAGATGTTGAGGTTGTAATTTAGGGGGCTGATAATCACTCATCTATCATAGACAATTTACAAATCATATAAGAAAAAACCATATCGGGATCTTTTTTAAAAACAATATAGTAGATGAAGAATATACTTCTTTATTTTTCAGTAAGCGTTATAGTTTTTATTTCTTATTTTTTTATGGAAAAACAAAACTATGTAGCAAGTTGGAGAGTTCATATATTTGCCGTGCTAGCTCCATTATTAATTTTAACAAATGCTAAAAAACTAAATATTTATGCTTCTTTATTTATTTATACAATTTTATTATGGCATATTATTGATGTATCAGCAGATTATTTTCAACAAAAAGAATAGATGAAAACGAGAAAAAATAAAAAGAAAGGTGGTAATGCGAATATAACTATAACATATAATACAACTATACAGAATAATAGTTATAAAACAAAAGGATCTACATCCATGATTCCATATATAAAACTATTAAGCTTGCCATTATCAACACTAGTTATGTATGATCCCGACGCAATGCAACCCCAGTATATTCACTATCTAGTGACAAATATACAAAATGGTGATATATCAAATGGAACAACTATATTTGATTATAATGGACCAACACCACCAGTAGGCACCGGAATACATCGTTATATTTTTGAACAATTAATACAAAAACAACCTATAGATGTATCTATAGATTCTAGAGCACAATTTGATATATCTGCTTTTAAACAAAAGTATAATTTACAAATGCGTGCGTCTAAAAAATTTAAAGTAAGATCATAAAGTAATGTTTATTCCTCCATTGCGAATCGTATTAAGCGGTGGAGGTATAAGAGGATTAAGTTATGCTGGTTGTTTTTTAGAATTAGAGAAACTAAACTATTTAAAATGTGTAAAAGAGTTTTTATGTGTAAGTTGTGGAGCTTTATTTGCGTTTGCTTATATTATTGGTTATACTCCAAATGAAATATATTTATTAGCAAGAGACTTAGATTATACATTAATTCAGAATTTAGACGCAGATATCGCATTTAATTATTTAGATAATTATGGTATAGATGATGGATCAAATTTAGAAAAATTTTTAGATAGTTTATTGAGAAATAAAGGTTATACAAAACATATTCGATTTTCTCAACTGTATGAAAAAACAAAAATTCATTTTAGAGTTTTTGCAGTGGAACTTAACAATTGTAAATTAACAGAGTTTTCTTATAAGCGAAGTCCAGATGAAAGTATCATATTTGCTTTGAGAGCGTCCATGTGTATTCCAGGATATTTTGTTCCTATGAAAAAAGATAACATCTTATATATTGATGGAGGATTATTAAACAATTATCCTATTCATTTAATACCATATGAAGAACAGATATATACACTAGGTTTTGTTTTTAAACAAACAAATATGTATAAAGAAAAAATAGAAACATTTATTGATTTTATTAATCAAATGTTTACTTGTATGAATTCTAAAAAAAAAGTGTATACTGAAAATACAGTATCAATTCCATGTGGAGATTTTCCTTTATGGAAATTTGATGCGAATGAAGAAGAACGATTATATTTAATAGAATGTGGAAGAAAAGCAGTAAAAAATTTTTATACTAAATTTAAGATACAAAAGCCACTAAGAAGAAATTCAGTTTCTTAGATTACGCAAGAGTTAGACCAGTCTTCAGAAAACGATTCAGAGTTTGGAGTTGGTTTGTGCTTGGAGAAATCTTATTTGATTCAAGAAGTTGAATTGTATTACGAGGAAATCCACAACGACTATCAAGATCCGTTTGAGACAACTTATTCTCAATACGAAATGTTACAATCTTTTTTAGAGACTCGTGTGAAAGCATTTTTGGTTTCACAAAAGTTTCTTCATTTTCAATCTTACGTAGACGTGCTGCTTCTGGATTTACATTCTTAGTTTGAATCTCCGTGCGCGAACGCTTCTTATTTACTACAACAGGTGTCCAGTTTTGGTGGTCGAAATCACTCATCTTACCATCCATTTTGTTATACGAAACTATAACGCAGTTGTGGATCAATTTTTAAATTTTTTTAAATACCACCTCCTAGCGTTTCATTTAAGAACTTAGTATATGCTTCAATAGATCTTTCACCTTTGTGCTCGTATGTCTTGCCATCTGCTGTGATTAGAATAAAGGTGGGGAATCCCTTAATTTCAAGATTTTTTGCCTTAGCATCTTCAAACGCTTTCTTGTGAACAGGGTCTTTACTAGCATTATCATATTTAGAAATCTTGATTGGTTGACCCGCAACTGTTATATTAGACTCTGCTAGTTTATCAAAGTCAGGCATAGCAGTCTTACAATGGGGACACCATTCGGCGTAATACATAATAAATTCGTGTTTAGTATTCGTATCTACAGGATTTTGGAAACCTTGTTTCACCATAAATCCAGACTTATTTACATAGAAATAAGCAACTAAAGCAAGCACAGCCACACATGTAAGTGCTATAGCGATGAACTTCCAGTTATCTCTTAGCCAATCCATACTAATATATAAATATAAAAACCTAAACATCTTTAAATGAATATATTTAGGAAGAATGTTTGTGTTTCGTTTTGGAAAAATTATTGAATACGATGAAACGTATGGATGTGATAGTTGGTCAAATGAACAAAAGATGAAAGCCGCTTCATTCTATGCCACTTGTATTCAATATGGTACTGAAATACAAGAGGCATATAGTTTATCTTTTATGTATGTCACGATTAATTCTCAACCGGAAACAGATTATTCAAGCACATATAAGAATAAAATAGAATCTATTTTTAGAAAAGTGGAATCAAATTAATCACGTGGAAAAAGCATGATACCCCATAATACAATAAAAAATACAAAACTATGAAAAAAGAATCCTAATGGACTAGGACAGCCAGAATCACTTGCTATATGAAATATAGTACCTAGAATCTGTTGTGTAAGTTTATATGTCTCAGGGTTTGCGATTAAGAAAAATATAAGTGTTGAATAAAAGGCATATTTTGCTTTTAAGGCAATATTTATATGAGGAGGTTCTTCTTGTTTAGCATTATGTATTTGATTCTTCTCCATCTAATTCTTCATTATTAAATTCTTTTCTATCTTTTAACAACGTTTCAATCGATTTCGTTTTCTTATTTTTTGTGCGCTTCATCTTTCTAGAAAACTTATGAATGGAATCTTCAAATGAAAGTTTTACATTTGGTTTCATATACAAGTATGATGATATGATAAAAAATAAGTATAGAACACTATCATTTATATAATATAGTTCTTCATTAAAATCATAATTATCTTTGTCTATTTCTAGGTTATTGTTAATACTATATGTTTTTTCAAATGAGTCATTGTTATTATGTAAATAAATGTGATCTTTAAAGAATTTAATGCTTATTTTATTTGGTATAATTTTAGATGCGTTTGTGAAAAAATCGTAATTGGCAGATTTAATAGTTTGTTCAAATTTATCAAATAATGTATTATATTCTGTAGAAGTCATACGCACTGTATCAACTTCATATTTAGAATCCTTAATCGCGTTAATATTTTCTAGAAGCACAAAACATAGTTTAGATATGTCATAATATTCTTTTTTATTTAGAATCTCATATGCCTCAAAATAAAACTGTTTACCTTCTTCAGAACTAAAATGTTGCTCAAACATATGATTCAAGAATAGTTCAAATATATGTTTCTCATTTCCAGATTCAATAACTTTTAGATTGGAAGCATCTTCAAACTCTTCAATAAGTGTGTAGAAAGGAAGTGGTTCTTTACTCAAGAAGTTCTTCAAACGATTATTCGCAACTTTTCTGGAATATTCAAGTAGTTTTGATTCTTTAGAGCCACCTTCTTCTTTTCTTTCTGGTTCTTCTTTTCTTTCTGGTTCTTCTTCAAAATTAGAATTAAACATACCTCGCACGCCACTATAAGCGTTATTACTATCTTGTTTTTCTTGAGCGTTTCTAGCTCTAATATTAGATCCTAATTCTGATGTATAATAGTCTGGATTTTTTAAATTTTGATAATCATTATTGGGATCGTTAGTTCCTGTAGTGCTTGAAGTATTATTATTATTTCTATTATCCATTTCACTTCTAAGTATATTAATAGCATCTTTTATATTTTTTGTATTTCTTAATTTTTCTATCAATCTCTTTAATACTTCTTCATTTATTTCAGTCATTACATTATCTTCTAATAAGAGCGTTTCTATTTTTGCGATAGAATTATTAATATTATCAGAATTTTTAATATATTCTATTAAATCCTTTAATTTATCTTTTTGTTTATCGTCTAATAAATAGGTAATAACTCTTTTTTTTTCAGTCTTACTTAATAAGTCGGCAACTGTACGATTTGTTTTACTATTTTTTTTTAGTTGTTCTACAATAAGCTTATTATATGAATCTTCCCATGCCTTTCCATATTCATATACACTAGGGTATTCTGTTTGTGCAATATCTATAACCTTTTTAGCATCCATTAATAGTTTGTCTCTTACATCTACTGCATCTTTCCATTTATCTAATAAATCATCTCTCTCTTTTAATGCTGTTAAATATCCTTTATTAGGTCTTTCTTCTAACGCATCTTTATATATTTTTAATTGTTCTTCTTGAGAATCATACGATTCTTTCCATTTCTTCCCATATTCTATCTTTTCACTATCTTTTTCTTCAATAATTTTAGTTAATTCGCCAATTCTTTCTCTACGTTTTTTTAATAATTCTAATGATCTTAATTTAAAATCTTTATATTTATTCTTTCTGATTGTTAAAGATGCTATTTCAGAATCTTTACTAAGATTTTCTAATAATACGCTTTCATAAGCAGATTTTAATTTAATATATTCTTCGATCATATAATCTACAACTTCTTGGATTGTTTCTTCAATAGCAGTCTTATTTTTATCAACACGAGGGATTGCCCCACCTGAAACAGGTGTACTAGGAAATTCTGGATCCACTTTATCTTCTGCTTGAGCAAACTTATCTCTTAACTGTTCTAATATCTTGTAAATGGTTGTAAAATCATGTTCTGATTTAGAAGGTGCTAACAACTTTTCTCCTTCTAAAATCTCCATTAAATAGATAAGAACTTGTGGAATCTTCCCTTCATAGTTTTCTTTGAAGTTTTCAAACTGTTCTGGGAAGATACCAGGATCATGAACATCAAACTCTTTTAAAGACTTATTTTTTAAATATACTTTTATAAACTGTCTTAATAGGTTTCTAACACGCTCTTCTTCATTCTTCTGACTTTTTACGAAACGTAATCCTTCATCAAAATCGCCAGTTGAATTAATATATTCTTTGTTAGATAGATATTCATCAAAATTCTGATAAGGAAATGTTTCTTTATCATTTGTAAAATGATCAATTAATATGTTAATCTTTTGTAGATGATTTATCTTTTCTCTTAAAGTTACAGAGTCTCCTTTTTTTCTTTTTAAAACAATAATTTCACCACGTAACTTATTAAAATAGTTATTAAGACTATCAATTAATAAGTTCTTATCTTCTTCTCTTGATGGAACTCGTGGAATACCGTGATGCCTTGTAATAATATACTTATTTTGAAACACTTTTTTTAATAATACTAATGTTTCTTCTTGTTTTCCTGGAGATGCAAAGTTATTTATTAATTCTTTATTCGTAAATGAATGATCGCCAATGAAAACTATTGGAATAGTATTTAATATATCTTTTTCACTTATAGATTCTTGAATGTCTCTTAGTTTTTCTTTAAAACTACTTTTCATTTTTGCCGACCTTTCTTTTAATCTTTCTCTTATACTAGGCATCTAATAATAAAAACTATTTATTATCTAGACTTTGCCGTAAGGGTTTAAACTATAAACGCGTATACTATATATATAGAATGTCACAGTCGCAAGTAAAAATCTGTAACCCTTGGAACTCACGAAACAAGATTATGAGTTCAAAAGAAGTTCATTCTGTTCTTTCTCGTTATGGGATAAAGAAAATCTATAAAGATGTTTCTTTATTTCAACAAGCGTGTGTTCATACAAGTTATAAAGATAAGTCTGATGAATGGGCAAAACAATCTGAGCCAATGATTTTACAAGAAAAACCAAATAACTGTCTTCCACTTCAAAAAGGTGATAATGAAGAGTTGGAGCATGTTGGCGATGGCCTTCTAAGTGGGATTGTCGCCGACTATCTCAAACAACGATATGGAGGTCAAGGCGAAGGCTTTCTTACAAGCCTCCGCACTGCCATCGTAAATAATGATAGCCTTGGTATTCTAACAGATAAGATTGGTCTAGGACAACATCTTGTTATTAGTCGTCATCAAGAAGAAGTATGTAATGGTCGTAAGAATCTACGTTTGCTAGGTTCACTATTTGAAGCTTGGTTGGGTGCTATTTTTTATTCTGAAGGCGGAGGTGGAAAAGGGTTTGAAGCAACACAAACATTTGTAGTAAGCGCAATTCAAAAGCACATTGATTTTGTAGAACTTATTACTTCAAATACAAATTATAAAGATCAGATTCTAAGATTTTTTCAAGCACAGTATCATGTTCCACCACAATATAAGGTTATTCATGAAGAAGGTCCTACACATGACAGAACTTTTACAATTGGGATTCTTGATATTTCTGGAAATGTAATCGCATCATCCAGTGCTAAAAACAAGAAACACGCAGAGCAACAAGCAAGTCGTTTAGCTTTAGAAATTCTTGAGAAAATATGTGTGAAAAAAAGTGCTACGACATAATAGAATATGTCCACCGGAATAAAGTTAAAAGGGTTCATATCAAAAGGTAAAAAAGTTGATATAAGAGAAGCTCCACCAGAACTTCGTGAAGTTCCATCTCCTCAAGAAGAGTTTTTAGATAAGAAACCAAGCACACTTACAACCGCAGTGAAACAGATGTTTGGAAAACAGAGGCTAGAATCAGTTTCAGAAACTTCAACAAAACCGATTGTTGAAACTGAAACAGCAGTTATTAAACAAGAAAGACCAAAAACAGAAAGAAAACCTAGAGTTGAGCGTATACAAGAAGTACAAGAGACAATTGTGGAAGAATATGATGAAACGTTAAAAAAGTTAGGTCAATTAATTTTTGAAGAAGATAAAGGTGATCCTTATGTAAATGAAGAACCAAAGGCGTATGTGCCAGAATCGCGTCGTGGATTCTCAAAATTCATTAAACATGAATATGAAGATTTTATGTTAAAACCTATTGGTGAACAAGAACCTGTTCAGCCTGGTGACAAGTATCCTTATCAGAAGTTTGTTCGTGAATATATGAGACAATCATCACCGTATAGAGGCATATTAGTATATCATGGATTAGGTTCTGGTAAAACATGTACTGCCATCGCTGCTTCAGAAGCACTTTTTTCTACATCTCATAAAAAAATTATAGTAATGACACCTTTTTCATTACGTAAGAACTTTTTAAAAGAGATTACTTTTTGTGGATTTCGACATTTTCGTTTGAAGAACTATTGGATCTCACTTGATAAAGAAGATCCTACTGTAAGACTTTTTGCCACAAAGGTTCTAAATGTAGGAGAGAATCATTTGAAGAAAGCAAGTCATGTATGGGTTCCAGATTTTGAACAAGCGGAGCCAAACTATAATTCTCTATCTCCAGATGAACAAACAGAGATTCGTGCTCAAATCTTATCATCATTGGTGTATGATGCCAAGACAAATCCTACTGGTCGTATTCGTTTTATTAACTATAATGGTATCACTGCGAATGCTTTGAAACAGATCGCATGTAATACTCCAGATTTTTTTGATGACGCGGTAATTGTTATTGATGAAATACACAATATAATCCGTTTAATGCAAGGTAATTTAGAGCCTTATTTAACAGCGGCAAAAGGGTTAAGAAGAAAGATTGTATTAGAAACAATTGGCGCAGATAAATGGAAACCTTCGTTATGTCCTACATCACGTAATTATAAACGTGGTTATCTATTTTACAGACTATTATTAAGTGCGAAGAACTCAAAAATTATTGGACTATCTGGAACTCCACTCATTAACTTCCCTGAAGAATTAGGTATTTTAAGTAATGTGTTACATGGTTATATACCAATTATAGAAGGTGTTGTAGCAGTAAGTGGAACTGAAGTAGAAAAGCGTATAGAAAATCTATTATTAGAATCATTATATACAGATTTTGTTCGTGTAGAACCAGATAAAGCGGGTGGAGGTATTCGTTTTATTGTTTCTCTTCTACCAGAAGGTGTTAAAAAGATATCGAACGATGTTGGTGTAGAAAGAATTCATGAAGGAATTGATGTGCCTTCTAGACAAGAAGTATTAATGAGTATAATTAAAATATTTGAAGAAAAAGGGTTTCGTTTTTCATCAGAACCATTATTAAAGGCTTCCCCTTTACTACCAGCATTTACGGAAGATTTTGCCACTGTATTCTTAGATCGTAATAAGACACGTATTGAGAATAAAGCAGTGTTAATTAAGCGTTTATCTGGATTAATATCATATTACAAAGGTTCAAGACAAGATTTAATGCCGAAAGTCATTCGTGATGAAGTTATTCGCGTGCCTATGTCAGAATATCAGCAAAAGATGTATACTTTAGAAAGAACTTCTGAAATAGATCAAGAAAAGTCAAAAGAGAAGACAAAAGGATTAGATGCTATCTGGTCTGAAGTATATGAAATTGCGAATATGAAAGCATCCACAAGTTATCGCATGGCATCTCGTCAAGTATGTAACTTTTCATTTCCGCCAAGTGTAACTCGTCCTAGAACTACAAATATCGCAGATGTAGATTTGGAAGCAGAATCTGGTAATGTAAAAGATATTGTTGATACTGCGCCAACAGATTCTGGATTAATGGATGAAGATTTCCCAGAGATTCCTGAAACTGGTGAAGAAGATGAACAGCGCGCAGAAGAAGAAGATCAACGTATCGATCAACAAGACAATGAAGTTGTAGAAGAAAAGCCAAAGAAGTTTAGTGTAAGCAACGCGGCACAAAAAGGTGGCAGTGAAGAAGAAGAAGAAGAAGAAGAAGAAGAAGAAGAAGAAGAAGACTCTGAACAAGAAGGTGGTGATGACAGTGATAATGAAGAATCTGAAGAAGAGAAACAAAAACGTAAAGAGATTCGTAGAAAAGTGAAAGCCGCATTAGAAGAACAAGTAACAGAAGATATGTCTGAAGAAGAGAAACTTGTATTAAAGAAGGCTCTTAAGAAACAGTTTAAGAAAGAAGCAAGAAACGCAGAACAAGTTGCTCTTATAGCTGCTCAAGAGGCAGAAGAGAGAGAAGTAGAGGCGCGTAAAGTAAGATTTGCGGAAGATCAAGCGTTAACGCAAAAGCAAGCAGCAAAGAAAGTTACAGCTGCGAAAGGGCCAAAGCGCTCAATAAAACAGATTTTAGAAGAACGTAAAACAGTACAATTAAGCGATTGTAAGTCTGGATTAAAGAAAAATGAAGACTATAAAGATGCTATTATTCGTGCGAAGAACTGCTTAATAACTTTAGCAAGTGATTCATTACGTTTAGATAACCCTGAAGGTTTACGTGTAGTAAGTCCTAAGTTTGCCACTATGTTACAAAATATTGAACACGCGCCAGGATCATCGTTAGTGTATTCACAGTTCCTAGATATGGAAGGTATTGGAATTTTCCGTTTAGTCATGGATGCCAATGGTTATGCCCCTATTGAAATTGTAGCAACTGGTTCCGCATATAAGTTTTCTGAAAGAACAGAACAGTCGTTACGTAAAGGGCCAGTTCAGCCAAGATATATTACATTTTCTGGTGCGGAAAAAGAAGATGTTCGTCGTTTAGCACTTGATGTTTTCAATGCTCGTTTTAATGAGTTACCAGAATCACTATCCAAAGTATTATTAGAATCTGGATTTGAAGAAAATAATAATCAACGTGGACAAATATGTAGAGTATTCTGTATTACAAGCGCTGGAGCAGAAGGTTTATCATTAAAGAATGTAAGAGCAGTTCATATTATGGAACCTTATTGGAATGATGTTCGTTTGAAACAAGTCAAAGGTCGTGCGATTCGTATCGGTAGTCACTTAGATTTACCAAAGAAAGATCAAAATGTTTCTATTTACACATATATTAGTGTATTTGGTCCTGAAGCCCAAAGATCTAAATCTGGATCAATGAAGATTGATGAAACTGTATATATACGTGATTCAATTGAGCGAGGTGAAGCAGTTGAAGCAAAAATACCTATTGAAGAAGGTCAAACAACTTATGTGCTAACATCAGATGAACGTTTATACGTTATTAGTGAACGTAAGAAACAGATTATTGATGAATTAGAAAATGTAATGAAATCCGCTGCGATTGATTGTGAACTGAACTACGCAGAAAATAAAGATGGGACATTTAGATGTCTACCTTTAGAAGGAAAAGTAGGTGATTTCTTATATCATCCTGATATTTATACAGACATACGAGAATCCGCATCTATGTATCAATTAACTGAAAAGAAAGTAGAAAAGAAGTTCCGCTATTTCACTTATAAAGAAAAACGATATGCCACAGAATTAGTGAATGATACATTTGTGGTATATGAAGCAGACGATTTAGAAACACCAGTTGGAGAAATGGCTTCTAAAGATGGAAAACCAGCTCTACCTATTAACTTATATTAAAGTCATGTCTTGTTCCTTTTGCTAATCGGATAATATCATCACGGAATTCTTCTTTTGTAGTGGTTTTTTCTGGTAGTGTAGAACCTAATGCGCGGGCAAGTTTAACAATTCTATTTAATTCTAATGGATACTTCATAGATTGTTCATATATTTTGTCTAGTTTTGTCTTTTTTGTAGAAATAACTTTTTCTTTTGATTTAGCCTTTGGTATATTTTTTTTGGTACTATTTCTTGGTCTAACTTTGCTAGCACTAGTTTGTTTTCTAACACTATTTTCTTTTGGTGTAGGTGGTTTCGGTGTAGGTGTTATCGGTGTAGGTGTTCTTGGTGTGGGTGTTCTTGTATTGGGAATAAAATTTGTTGAATTTATATTTAATATATTTAAATCTTTGAGACCATTATATACTTTCTTTAAAGTTAAATATTTTTCTAAATTTGGTATTATTTTCTCGTATTCTTTTGCTGCTTCTACAGCATTTATTCTTTTAGTAGGATCTATAAATGTCATTTTTTGACCCACTTCTAATAATGGTTTTGTAACATGTTCTGCTAACTCTTTTTGATATTCTACTATTTTTTCATTTGGAAAATCATCGCTTGATAATGAAGATAGAAAAACATTTTTATTTTTCTTATTACTGTAAACTTTAATTTCATTATGATTTTCAGAATTTAAACCTAATACATGTTTAAAATATTTATCTACTAATCGTATAAGAACAGTACCTAATGAATAAACATCCACATTTTTTAATACTGTATTTAAATCCTTATAATCATATTTCATAATTATATCATAAAATTCACCAAATGTTTTTTCTTCCCAGTCTTTCGTATAATAATTTGCTTGTGTAAAATCATATACAGGACGTGTATTTTTATAAAATTCGTTTACATCATTTTTTACCACTCTGATTGAGGGTTTTCTAGATAATACATATTTAAGTTCAAATGGCCAATATTTATATAGTTGTGTATATGTCAACATTTGTTCATAGTCATCGCCATCCGTTAAATCAATTTCATCTGATACAAGTGATAAGCCAAAATCAATAAAACGTAAATGGTTATCTTTATCTACAACAATATTTGGTTCTTTAATATCAAGATGGACAACATCATTTTTATGAGCAATACTAAGGCCTTCTATTAATTTTTGAAATGACTTAAATAAGTTTAAATAATTTGTAGCATTTGGTTTTAATTTATATAAATCACTCCCTCCATACTTATAAAATAATAAACGTCTCTTTTTTAATGGATCCATAAATTTAGCAGAACATTTATTCAATTCATCTTCCGCTTTAATATTATCTGCATTCACTTTACAATATTTAAATGCATAAAGAGAAAATTCTTGTTTTGGATCTATTTCAGCCCAAATGTGATTTTGAATATATTCTTCTGCCGCAGCTTTACGCGCAAGTAATTTTGTTATAACTTCACCAGAATTTCTAGAATTTTCTGCTTTACACTTTAAAGGTTTATCATAAAAAGTACAACCGTAAGTCCCTTCTCCAATATATCTCCCACCTTTTTTTCTTGTATAATTTACCATCTACTAAGCGGGGAGAGAAGTTATTAGTCTATTATAGCATGTTCCTTGTTCTGCCAACGGAGGATCCGCCCATAATGCTTTTCCATTGTGAATCATATTTTGAAAATTCATTTCCCAATCAATAATTTCACGAAATGGGATAAATGTTTGGACTAATTTTTCTAAATATGGAAGCTGAAACATCATAGAATCAGTACATCTATAAACGCAGTCATGAGGAGGAATATACGCTTTTGTTTTTGAATAATATGATTTTGGCGCATCAGATGGTCGTGTTCCAACACCTTCACCTAAACTTATATAATCCCAAGATCTTGTTTTAACATCATCCAATAAGTCGGTTAAGCAACTCACAAAATCTTCACGTAACCAAATATCAGATTCTAATGTTATTATTTTCTTATATTTGTGGTCAACCGCATCTTTTATACAACTATAAAAATTTAAAGCAAGTGATAATTCGCCTTTTGATAATCCACGACCTTTAAATGTAAGACCTGGAACTGGGCGAACTAAAAAAGGGTCGTAAACATTAAATATGATTTCATTTGTTAATTCATCACCCCATAGTGGCGCGCAAAATTCCACCATACTATCAGGAATTCCAACTTCACTTAAATGTTTTACTAGTCTGTCATAACGTTCTTTTTCTTTTACCTTATGACAGATTACATATACTTTTTCAATTTCTGAAGGCCACATAATCATTAAATTAAATTATAATCTAACTTTAGGTATTATTAGCACGAATTCTTGTAGCAGAATCCATATCACGTGTAATAACACGGAATGTTAGTTGACTTTGTTTACTTATATTAATGAGACGAGCACCAGATAATGAAAGTCCTTTAATACCATTTTCTAAAGCATTGTTTAATGTAGATGTTCCACCAAATGGCTGAATAGTTGTGGAACCAGTTGTAGGATCATTAAATCTGTTTTGAACAACAATAAAGTTACAATAGTTTACATTATTGGGTGTATCTGTTACAGTTACTCCAGAAGCTAAATAACCAGTTTGAACAATAGTTAATCCAGTTGATCGTTGTATATAACCAATCCAATCATCTCTCGCAGTGTTATTATTGATAATAAAGTCTGGATTAATACCTTTCACTTGTATTACATCACCAGGAACAAAACTATATGAGTTGAAAAATGTCTTTGTTCTAATAATATAATAAGCAGATAAACTTCCATCCGTCACAGCGGCGTATTTGGATGTTCCAGCACCAAATCCAGATGGTAATGTATTTGAGGCAAAAATACCACTAATATCAAGTGTATCAAGTGCTTCACTTACAAGACTTCCATTAGGTCTCTGTAACTGAATGGTCATCTTTGTAAGTGTTGCGAGTGGTGTAGGATAATATGTTTTTTGACATTTTAAGAATTTAGGAATCATGGCATAGTAACCAGAGTTTGGAACTGAAGCGACTGTTGTGCTAGGAAAGTTTAACGCACTACTTGTGCTTCCTAACCATTGAGCATCATATTGTAATGTAGCAAACGCACGATCTAATTGGTCATCTGTGCCAAATACATTTGATTCTAGTTCATCTACATGCATAATAATAGTAGGATATGATAATATAGTTTCAGAAAATGGTTTCGTTCCAATAGTTCCATTGGATGTATTATTTGCTAATACTACATCAATACCTTCAGCAGGTAATAATGCTTTCACCATTTCAATACGAACAATATTATGGAAACGCATGTTTGCGGATGGTGACATCTTGAATCCTTGACCATTATTGGCAGGATTAAATGTTACTGAGAAGTTATAACGATTTTCTCTTTGATTATTATACCAATCTCTATCGGCACTATATATAACAAGATTATACTCATTTTCTTTGAATGATAGAATCTCATCTTGAGGAATAATAGTGTCTTGAGGTAAAGCGGGTTTAATACGAATCGCTTCAGGTTTTGCTAATGTAGGGTTCGCATTTGCAATTCCAGAACCTTGAGATTCTTCCACTAAATCATTTAAAAATGTTCCTGAGAACTTGGGTTTTTCTCCTTGTTCAATGCGTTTGGCATCTGCCTCTCTGGATTTCTTTGCTTGTTCAAATAATGATAGAGCTGGAGTATCATTCGAATCTTCAATCGGAATTCTAAAATCTGGTGCAGGAGGCATTAAAGTCTTTTGTTCACCACGCTCGTTTTGTAAAGCAGCAAAACGTGTTCCAACATCTAATGTTAATGGTGCTTCTGCCATACGAACATCAGTATCTGAATTAGAACTCACTTGACCACGACGTAAATACGAAGAAAAATCGGATACAACAAGGCCTAATACTTCTTTATTCATAGAAGTAGTGGTATTATTAGGATTATTATCATATACTTCATTCATGTAGTGTTTCACAGTATTGACCAATCTTGTTTTCTCTTTATTATTTAGACTACCATTTGTTCTTCTTTGAAAATCACCATATACCAAACGATTTAACATAGATTCATTTTTATCAGTTAAAAATTCAGATCTGTTAAGACTATCACTTCTGTTAAGACTATCACCTCTATTCATCTATCTATTATGTTCAATGAACATTTTAAATAGTTGATGATCGCATAATTGTTATGTAGAAAAGAACCAATCTCTTAGATCAAGCATAAAAGAATCCGGAGGTGCTTTACGACTAAATGCTTGGAAATCATCACCCATTAGCATTCTTATGATAAAGAACATACTATACATTCCACATTCAGAGCTTTGATACTGAAATCTACGACCGTTGTAAAAAAGTTTCATTTGTGAATCTTGTGTTGTTAACCATTTCATAAACTTCTTAATCTGTTCTGGTGGCTCCATCCCATAGGAGTCAAAGTAATAAGTCTTATGTTTTACTAAATCTATAAATGTGGCAACCCAATGAGAACCCGATTTGAAATGAGGATCTAAATTATAAATAATTCCAATATATTTTGTCCCATTTTGTAAAGCAATACTTGTTTTTATTTCACACATTTCTTCAATTAAACATTTACCAGTTTTGTTATAAGGCTCGGGTGCTGCAAAATCTATAGGGTATGGGCCCATAAATTCAAATTCTGAATATGCCTCTTCATATTGATTCATAACGTTTGTTATGTCTAAACTATTCAACCACTTATCAGGATCTTCCTTCCATTCATCCGGTTGTTTGGGTCGTAAATATTGTTTAATAAGTTCCCGTTTCTTATTTTCATCAAGTGGTAAAGCCTTTACAAAAGAATATTCTTGTTTTGGTTTAAGATTTAGAGCCTTTTCAATAAGAGCTCTATTTGCTTGAACATTTAACTTTGAAGCAACTTCAACGAGAATATTGTTTGGTATACATCCTTCTGATGGTCTTTTTACACCAACGCGAGGATGACATTGTTCTGGTCCCGCTTCACTAAGACTTGATTTCTTTTTTTTATGAGTTTTACTATTTCTCATCTATTAATAAGTTAGAATGGCTGCAATTGATTCTAGAAAAGATACTATTGACGATTCAAATTTCTGGTATATTATTCTACCTATATTAATTATATCTTTATTACTATTTTTTGTATATGTATTGTTTCATGTATCTTCTATACATTTAATTGGAACGGAGCAAGTGTTTCAATTAGTTTCTAACTATAAAAATAGAGTATGAGTTATAAAAACAGTTTTTTTATAATTGGCGGTTTTGTAATAGCAATTGGATTATTTGGTGCTATATATGGAGTCTCATTAAGTGATGTAAATCCCACTTTAAAACAAGATGTAATTAAAAGTTTTCAAGCAATATTTATAGTTACTTCTATACTTATTGCTTTATTAGCACTTCTTTCATTATATTATGTAAAATCTGATCCGACAACATTCCAGCCTTATACACTTATAGTATTACATATTTCTTTATTCTTATCTATATTATCGGTATCATACTCTACACTGATACATACGAAGTAGCTAAGTAATCAAAATCGCATAAATTCTGTGTTGTAGCCTAAATTTTCCAGTCCATTGATTGGTATTATTTTTATGAAAACTCAAGCCTTGAATACGAAACATTAAACGAACACTATCATTCTCTTTTAAAAGTCCCGGTTCATATTTAGAATACCATGTATTATTCTTATATATTTTAATGGTATTTTCTTGTTTCATTGCTGGAAAATATAACTGTAATGAACCATTTTCAACCATAGGTTTGAACAGAGAATGTAGTGTATCTAATTTATAATGAAATCCTGGAAACCAATAATGTTGTTGTAAAAATACTGCTCCCAGTAATGTGCTTTGTAAAGCATTTAGTTTTGTTTCATATACTAAATGATCTTTTAGATTTAATACAAGTTTTCCAGATTGATGATCAAACTCTTTTACTTTTAATACTGGCAGTAAAATGTTTAGATTTGGAAAACTGTTTTGTCCATCAAAATACGCAAGTGGAACAATTGTTTTTTCATTATGCTGTGCTTCACCAATTTGAACTTTGCCTACTTCTAGTTTTTGTAAAGGGATAGCCCACTCCATTTATATACAGTTCGTAAAAAGTATTTAGATAGCTTCCTATTCATATAGTAATGGAAACAATTCATATATTTGATGAGTTTCCTTATGAAAGTTCTAAAGAAACAATTCACTCTAAGAGAACACAATTAGAACCTCTAATATTTGATATATTAAAACGAAAGTATTTTCGTTTTTTAGAAGAATTCTGGCAAAAGAATTCTGTTAAAATAAATACAAATAAATCTATTGTTATTATTGAACGAAGAATTCATGAAAATCTTGCCTTTCTTTTGAGAAACATGTTTTATTTTGCTCCAAGTTGGAATATAACAGTGGTATGTTCTGATATAAACTATGATTATCTTGAAACAATATGTACAAATAATAAAGAAAATGTATTACTATTACCACTATTTTCTGGAAATCCAACTAGAGATAGTGCCAGAAATGAATATAATATATTACTAAAATCTGTTGAATTTTATGAAACTCTCCCATTTGAACATCTATTTATTGTTCAAACAGACTCTTATTTAAGAAAACCGATTGATGAAACTATATTAGACTATGATTATGTAGCAGCTCCTTTTATTTGGGATAATAGTTCTGCTGGTGGAGGTATGAGTTATCGTAGAAGATCTTCTATGATAGATATTTGTAAGAATTATAAAGGTTTAGAAGAAGGTGAAGATTGCTTTATGAATGCTGGAATCAAAGCATTGGGTTATAATATGCCAGAATTTATGAAAGGTATAGAATATATTGGAGAATCATGTTTTTATGTAGATCCTATGGGGGTTCATCAATGGTGGACGTATTTTACAAATAGTTTTGATCATAAAGAATTAATCTTCCATAATTATTTGAGGTTAGAGGTTTAAAGAAATAGATATTTAATAACTTGTGGTGAAAACCATTCATAAGGAAGATTAGCTCAGTTAAGGAAGATTAGCTCAGTTGGTAGAGCGTGTGGCTGTTCGACATGTAAATGTTTAGTATAACCGCAAAGCCGACGGTTCGATCCCGTCATTTTCCGCATTCCTTTTTTAAAAATTATTATATTTTTAAAAAAGTATATTTAAAACTATAAGACAAAACTAACAAAGATGGACTCACTATGTTTATGTTTCAGAGGTATGGCTGGGACAGGAAAACGAACACAACTTCTTCAGAGACTAAAAGAAATTGCGGATTTTCGTCATCTCCCATTTCATATTCAAATGAAAACTTTGAGTTTTGATTCTAACAGCGCATCAACAGTGAATAAAGGTGAACAAGACGATGATGATTCAAAAAATGATAGTCATACAATTGATTATGAAAGTTCTTTAGTTCACATCGGGTTTGATATATCCCGTATGTCAATGCAAGATAAGAATATATTAAGACCAGTATTATTAAATTATGGGAAAGGAAGTCACGTATTAGCTGGAGAATATGGGCGAGGAAATCGTATAATAGTCTTATATCATGCCCATCTTCTTTCTTCAGAATCTATACTCATTATTCAATCAGTATTAGAACAGAATGATGGTGATCTATCTATATGGTTTACATCAGAACTTCCAGTAACAAATAGAATTCGCGATTGGTTTATAGAAATTCCAGTTGGAGGAATTGATTATGCGTTTGAAAAGTTTAAAAAGATAAAACCAAAAGCGGTAAATTGGAATGATATATTTTATGAGAAACTAAAATCATGGATTTACGCTGATTTACCAAATCTAAAAGAAGTAGCAGATATTAAATCCTTTATTTATGAAATACTAATGCGTAATTTACGTTGGGTTGAATGTGTTCATTTTCTGTTGGATGTAATTCTTGAAATGAAGGAACTAAATGAAAAGCAACGAAAACTTTTATTACAAGTGCTGGCAAATACACAAGCGACTGGAGGGGGGATTACACTCCCGAGTTATCGTATTCCTATTGTATGGGAGAATCTATTTATAAATCTTCGTAGATCAATAATAGATGGTTCTCAATTATAAGAACATTCTTTTTAAAGAATTATGTGATTCATATAGTAAAGTATTAGAAAAACCAATAGAACAATTCATAGATTCTGATATAAAACAACATGATATAGATATATTTAAAAATGAGGCAAATCAAGAATCACCTTTTGATAAACTAAACTTGAAAAAACATATGTATGATTTATATACGCAAGGCAAGGCAAGTATAGTTTCAAAGAAAATATCAAATGCTAGAGTGTGTATAGTAACAGAAAATGTAAAGGAGTTTTATCCATGGAATACTTGGAGTACAGTGTTCCAATGGATGGGAGTTCCCAAAGATTCATCTTTTTGGCAGATATATATATATAGTTCAAAAGTGAAACGTGTGCTACCAAATGAAGGCCCAATCGGACCAGAACATTTAAATGGAGGGTATACATATGCTTGTAAATCCGATTGTATTGTTATATATCGATATGAAGAAGCAACACGTGTTTTAATTCATGAACTATTACATGCTTCTTGTACTGATAATATGAATAATAGTGTTGAATTACGAGAAGCTGCTACTGAGATGTGGGCAGAACTATTTTTAGTTACAATTCTAGCAAAAGGTAATTATAAGAAGACACTTGAACTATGGAATATACAAGATCATTATATTCAAGATTTAAATTATAGTGTAAAAACGTTCCATTCTGTAACATCAGCACAAGACTATGGTGCACGTTATACAACACTACGAGAAGATATATTAGATAATTTTAAATTATATTTGGATATAAGTTATAAGCCAAAAAGAACTCATATGTCTCGTTTTACATCGCCGAATCTCGATACTTACTTAAATTAGATGTTAATGATTCGTTATGAAAATGATTCATTAAAAGATTATATATTATACGAAATACCTGATACTCATATATATCCTATAATAAGTGCTGATAATGGATTTCAGATATGTTATATAAATAATAATTCTACACAAACTATACGACTATTTTTTAAAATAGTATTATATAATAAAGATATAAAGTATTTTATTGAAGATATATTTAAATTTATTAATACTGTATTTAGCACAAGTTCTGAACAATGGACTATAACTATACATCAACGTATGTTAGGTTCAAATGATATTATACAATTATATTTTTTCTCAAATACATTGTGTATTAAACTAAATGATTTAAAAAAAATAATATCAAATATATTTTACCCAGAAATATATTTTGACGACTCTATTTATTATAAAAGACATAGTGTATACAAAAATATTATATCTATTCATTTACCAAATCAAACTGATTATTTTATGAAAAAGAATTATATTTATAAATTTTTAATGGGTGATCCAAAACATATGATTATAACAAATATAGAAAATTTAAATGAACATAAATTATAGGATGATTGGAGATTTTTCAGTTGTATTTAGTGAAATAATTCTTTCATTATATCCAATATTAATTAAAATAGTTCCAACAAATTTTGATACACAATTATTGTCACGGTTTGGAGTTTTTACACTTGCTCCATTACTATTTTATAGTTCACAACAATTTAATATAATAAAACTATTTTTATATGGAGCTATTACACTGTTTCATGTAGTAGTATCGTATGCCGCTTTCTCTTCTTTATCCGCTGGAACCGCTATGGCTCTATTCTATACATATCCAATTATGAATGTAATTGCTGGAGTATTATTTTTAAATGAATCGGTGTCAACTAGTGCAATACTATTTTTAACACTTGGTTTTATTGGAACAATTATTCTTTCACAAGAAATACCAACGGAAGAAGTAAAAGGTGAAAAGCCGATTGATATTCCACGGAACTTTGCCATTGCCGCTGGATTATTGGCTGCTTTTTCTGAAACATTGATGTTTTTAGTAGTGCGAGAAACGAAATCAAAGAATCCTATTGATTCTATGTTACAACTATATCCTGGCGCATTTATTCTTTTTAGTTTATACTTGTTTTTAACAAAACGTATAGAAACTATTGATACTAATAAACGTGTATGGAGAGATTTAACGCTATTTAACTTATTTGTAGGATTTATTGGTTATTCTATTCGATTCTATTCTATTAATACTGTTTCAACTATTACATTTAGTTTATTAAGTTTTGCTGGTGTATTAAGTTCTTATTTTTTTGGTAGAACATTTATAAACGAAAAGGCATCGAATAAAACATATTTAGGAGCGGCACTTATAGCGGCTTCTGCTTCAGGAATTAGTTTTCTTCAAAACTAATAGGTATATAGCTCATTCTACAAAATAATACTGAACAAACAAACAATAGTGTTAAAATAACTCCATAGAATGAAACTAATATTATTGCCAGACTTTCATCCATAATCTATAAAATCAAACTGTTTTTAAACTTCATTCTTTAGTAAAGATTCTTTATTATGATATTGTTCTCTAATTAAATTATAAACTACAAGACAACCACATAATACTAGAAAAGATACTATACCAATAAGAATTGAAAAATTTGTATTATCGTCTTCGCCCATATAATGATATATAAATAAATATTCTTAAACTAGTTTAGAATAGAACTATTGTGCCCTAAAGTTGGTGTTCGCAAATTAGTAAAATTGATAGATTAGTTGAATAAACCTTGTTAGTCAAAAAATGGGTGTTCGTGGCCTTTATCATTATTGTAAAGAGTTTTTGAAACCTCCAGATTTTAAGAATCATAAAATTGGTATAGATGTATCTTCATTATTATATAGATTTCATGGAGATTTTGAAACGATTTATCAGTTCTTGAAGCCAATGTTACAAAATAAACTTATATTTATATTTGATGGTAAAGCCCCTGAATATAAAGATAAAGAACTAGAAATTAGACGAACTGCTAAAGTGTTAAGTGATATTCGTATTAAAACTTTAAAAGAATCATTAAATAATAGTTTAAATGCTGAAACATATAAATTAATTAGTTTTAGAATTAGTCAGTTAGAAAAGGAAAATTGGTATTTAACGTATGAAACAAAACAGAATTTTAAAATGTTTCTTAAATCAAAAAATCTAATTTATGTTAAAAGTTTAGTTGAAGCAGATACTCTTTTGATTGATTTATATTTCAATGGTATTATTGATGCTGTATTATCAAATGATATGGATTATCTAGTTGCTGGAGTTCAAACATTATATGTTCCAGTAAAAGGAATTCTTAAAGAAATTTCTTTACAACAAATTTTAGATCATGAAGAGATTAATATTGAACAGTTTCGTGAAGCTTCTATTTTAATGGGAATTGATAATATAAGAATCTTTGTTGTTGACGATTTCTCTATTGCGGCTTCCTTTATTCGACATTATGGCTGTATTCAAATAATGAAAGAGAAACAGAATCATCTATTCAGTGATATTATAGATATTAGTGAAATTAAAAAACGATTTTATCCTTCTAAAAATATGTATACAAACCTAAAACCAGAACATAAAGATAGTTTAGAACAGTTTCATGGAAAACTATTTTAACTATGAATCAATAGAAATAGTTATAAAAGATAAAGTTTGTAATGATATGAATTTAATAAAAGTAGTTCATCGTGAACATAAAAAAGATAAAAAAATGTTTTTTTCAAGAATTAGTGAATATAATCAAGTTGGATTTATATTTAATAATTCATTCCATCTATTAAAGCAATATATGAAATGTATTAATTGTTATAGTAATTATGAAGATAATGAAAAATGTAATTTCTGTACATATGAATATTCAGATTCAAAGCCTTGTTTTTTTTTAAACTGTAGAAATATTATGCCAACAAAAGCTTATAATAATTTAAGAAGAAGATATAATTTAAATACTATTAGTGAGCAATATTATGATCAAAGACACGTTATGAGTAGTTTTTTAAAAATGAAAATATATGAAAAGGCGTTACATCCAGATAGGATAGAAAAAATTTTAGCCATTAGTAATGATAGTTGGTTAAATATTGGTAAATATATCTAAATCTAAACTTTTACATTATATATTGTTGTACTTACGAATATAGCAAGTAGTATATCCACAGTGTAATGAGAACGTGTGGCAAGAATTAATAATATATTAATGGCATTTATTCCAATAAGAGTAAATTCATTAATAATATGTTCTCTGTAATATAATAATGTTAATAACAACATAAATGAAGTATGTCCACTAAATATTTTATCATAACATCCTCCTAAGAAATATGAACGAATATCAAATGTATCTGTACATACTTCATGTTTTGGTAAAATTGTAGATATAATAGTAAAAGCTCTGATAAACATAATAATTGTAAATTTAGCGATAAATTCTGTTGTTAGCGATTCATTTGATAGAAAAAATAATGAAACTACTCCACATAATCCAATTAAATCTACAAGATAATGATAATTATATAAATCGGGAAGTATCTTATGAAATATATCAAACAGTTCACATTTATCTGAATTGTTATAATGATAAGAACCAATTTTTAGTGTGGCATAATTTGATATTAAAATTACAAGTATCATTGATATAAATAGAATATATTTATTCATTCCTATTATATGAATTATAAAAAATTGATAGTTTGTTTATAAATTTAAAGTTACTAAAATGGTTCTACTGTATTCTTTACCAAATGAGCTTATTAAAGCAAAAGTTCTATCACGTCCATCTAAAAAGATAAAATCGCCTTATTTGGCAGATGTGCTGCTATTGGAAGAGAATAAAGAAGTATTATGTCACTCCGCGGCATTAGGATGCAGTGGTCATATCATAGAAGGTTCAACCGTTTGGGTTTTAAAAAAAGAAGAATCAAAGGCACAATCGAAATATGAAATCTATTTAATTGAAGAAAATAATGTTATGATTGGATGCCATCTACTTGTAGCAAATAAGATCGCACGTCGTCTTCTTAAAAATAATATGGTTCTATTAAATACGAAAGATGTAATTTCAGAATATACTATGAATGATTGTAGATTTGATTTCTTAGCGAAATGCGATGATCGAATGACGATTATTGAAGTAAAGTCTGTTCCAATCGCAGATTATATGGATGGGACGACAAAAGAAGTGGAAGCATATTTGAAAGAGTTTCCTGAATTAAAAGAAAAGATCGCAATCTTCCCATATTGTACAACTGCCAATAAACGTAAATTAAGTAAGGAACCACTTTCGGAACGAGCATTAAAACATGTAGTTCATTTAACAAATCTTGTTAAATCAACCAGATGTGTCTTACTATTTATTGTTCAACGCACAGATGTGTCTCAGTTTTGTATCACAAAACTAGATCCAATTTATAAAGAGGCATGTAAAAAGGCACTCGATTCTGGTGTAATTATTAAAGCAATTTCCGTTCGCTGGGATGCTAGGTCCTGTTATTATAACAAGGATCTAGAGATTGTTTGGTAGTTAAAGTTTAATGAAAGTAGTTCTTCCTTCTTGATTTGAATTCATATTTATCATAGAAAAAATCTGTTTTTCATTTTTTTCAAATACGAATCTATCAAATTCAGATGGAAGAAAATCATTAGGATATTTTTCTATTACATTGATCACACTAAGAATAGGATATGTGAATTGATAATTTTTTAATTCGTTTGATTCACTTACTATAAGTTTTGTTATTTTAAAATTTTCATTTCTATAAAAAGAATATACCAACGATTTATTATTAATAATAGTTTACTCATATTTTTATGCTTTTATATGAAAAAACATAAAAAAATGCGGGGAGTGGGGGTCGAACCCACGCGAATTTACATTCAGCAGATCTTAAGCCTGCCGCCTTTTATGGGATGATATTAATATATCATAAAACCACTCGGCCATCCCCGCTTAGGATTACTCCCATAGAAATAATAAGATATTTCTATGCGAGTATTTTATTTTTATTTTTAATCAATTTTTAAATTTTTTGTTTTTTAAAATTTAAGCAGTCGCTACAACCGGAACCGCCTTGATGTAGTGGCGGTTGAGGTAGCGCTGGAGGTTGAAGTAAGTGAGAGGCTCATCAACACCGATGGCGAGGAGCGCACGGAGAGGGCCATCGGGCTTGATGTCGTGCTTGTTCTTCAGACTGTGAGTCTTTACATACTCGTTGACGGCCTTGGTGACCTCAGAGCGGCTCATGAGAGTCGCGGCAGGGCGACCGAGGAAGGTTAGCAGCTCCGCAGTGACTTGCGTAGGGCGCTCGAAGATAGAAGGGGCACGCTTGACCTCTACACCGTTCTCGTCAAGCTTGACGCGGCGGCGGCGCTTGCGAGCATCCTTCATCTCACGGTGGACACGCTTCTCGAGCTTCTTGAGCTGGGACAGGAGAGTAGAAGCAGTCTCACGGAGAGAGTTTAGGTTAGAGGAGACGGCACGGAGATCGTCATCCAGACTGGTCACGGGGGCGACGGCCGCGGCTACAGTCTCTACAGGGCTAGAGGCTACAACTACGTGGGATGTAGAGGCAGAGGCAGAGGCAGAGGCAGAGGCAGAGGCAGAGGCAGAGGCAGAGGCTGTGGTA